ACAAATAAAGATTTAGGCGGCCCTGCTCCTAAAGTTTCCCCTTCTGCTAACCCTTCTGTAAACGAGAAGGAAGCCGCTATCAATGCCTCCGCTGATGCCCAGGCTCCTATTCCAGAAGCCCCAAAGCCTGTAGAGACTGCGCCTATTGCACCTACCGCTCCTGCAAAAGATTTGACTAGCTTACTTACAGAACAGATTTTTCATGAGGAAGGTTCTGAGAAATGGAATGAATACCAACAACAGATTGATGCGTTAACCAAACCCGCTGAAGCTCCTATAGCTGAAGCACAACCAACAGAAGAAAATGCCCTTGAAACAAGGAAAGTCGAAGAAGGTAATAAGCCAGAATATCCGAACGGAAATGAAACACGGCAAGCCACAGAAACAGGCGGTGGCAATCGCCCTGTCACAAGCAAGGAAGAGCCGCAAAAAGAAGTAGTTCTTACTGACGAGCAACAAGCAGAGAAAGTTCTACTTGATAAGATTGATGCTGAAGCTGGTAATCCAAAGCCTCCAAAGCCTGAAGCTCCAGAAACAAATCCTTATACAGAAGTATTGCGTCGATATGAAAGTGGAGAAGAAGATTCCATTAATACTCCCCAAGAACTTGTAGCTGAAATATCTAAGGTTGCTAGGAAGCAACGCAATCAGTACCTAAAGGATGCTATAGATAGATTCCATGATGCCATGGATGTTGGAGCTGATGTTGAGCCAGAAGTTGAAAAGCTGATCAATGAGGTAAAAATTGAAGAGCAAAGACATGGCGCAAAAGCTGAAGAAAAAGCACCAAAGAGCAATGCGCCAAAAGACAAAGCTCAAGAGGTTTTTGGAGAAGGAGCCAATGGATTAAGTTATGTACTAGAGAACAAGATTCTTGATCCAGCTACATACAGGAAGTTGGTAAAATCTGGAGTTATAGAAAAGGGAGGTTCAAATTATGACTTTTTCTATAAGAATAAATTTCCAAAAGAAGTTCGTGATTTAATCTTTTCAAGAGATGGATTGTTGATTGACAAAGTTTCAGATGCTATAGGGAAAAGTCCATATGAGTTATTGGAACAAATTCAAGAGGCATATGAAACTGCTAAAAAGATAAAAGAAGAAACCAAAGCAAGAGAAGCGCAACAAAAGGCACTTGAAGAACAAGCTAAAAAGATGGCGGCTTTGAAGAAAAGCAATCCTCTTGCCTATGAAAGAATAGCTGAAGAAGAAGCTCGTAAATTACTTAATGGACAACTCCGTGGAGAGGGTGCATTTTTTGAGTTCCCAGATTTTGTTAAAGATGCCGCAATAAAAGTTGGTGACGCTGTTAGAAAAGGAGCTACTTCCTTCAAGGATTGGTCTAATGGGATGATCTCACGACTAGGAGAAGGCGTTCGGGACTTCCTTAAAGACATCTGGGCCAGCGTTCGGGATAACTGGAACAAAGATATTGGTGGTGGATTTGATACGGGAGGGCGTTCTCGTGAACAGGCACAGCGAGAAGCTGAAGCTAAAAGAGATATAGTAAAAGAAATAGAGGAAGCCAAAAAGCGAGTTGCTGATCTTGAAAAGAATATTTCCCAATATCAAAAGAAGAAATTTGTCCCACAAGAAGAAAGAATTAAAGCAAGCAGGGGAAAAGAAACATTATTGAAAAGAATATCTGCCGAAGAAGCATTTGGCAGAATTACAACGCATGAAGCAGAAGCAATGCGTCAGTTTGTAAATACCCTCCATGACGACTATTTATCTGATGTCGCTTTGTCTATTAGGCAAAAATCTAGTAAAGATGCTCAAGGTTTTTTCAATTTTGCAGATGGAATTATAACTCTTGTTAGAAGTGCAATAGAAAAAGGGCCAAATGGTTTTGATGAAACATTCCTGCATGAATTATGGCATTCTCTTTCTAGGTTTGTTCCAGAAGAAGATTTACAAAAAGTAAGCAAGCAATATCTAAAAGAGCAAAATGAATATGTCCAAAAGAACCCTTGGTTTAAGGCGTTGATTGGAAGAGATACATTAAATGAAGATCAGTATAATGATTGGAGAAAGTTTGTTGATAAAGAAACTGCAGAGAAATATACAAATCTAATTGTTGATAACAATGGAAAACCCGTTTTGAAGAATGGGAAAAAACAATATCAAATAAAATTTAACAACGAGAATTATAGATTTAGAGATATTGATGAATGGTTTGCTGAAACCATGAAAGATAAATCCATGTCAAGTTATTATGATATGGATGAACCAGTTAAAAACATTCTTGGTTATGCAAAAAAGGTGTACACATCTATACTTGAGGCAATTAAGAATATTTTCTCTCCTAAAATTGCAGATGAAATATACAAAAAAATAACATCTGGAGAATCATCATATAAGCAAAGAACAGATGCTTTAGGTTATAATGGTTCTGAAAATGAAATGGTTAAGTTTTCAAAAAAAGAATCTGAACCAACGCAAGAAGAATCAGCAAAATACGCTCCAAAGCCACCTACTGATCGGGAAGCGTTTGCCAAGAGGGCCGCTGATGCCCTCTTAAAAGGTCGAGGTACTCCCATTACAGAAGATGAGATGCAGAACATCTTGTCTCAAAAATTCCCAGGCATTACATCACGCGAGGCATCTGATCTCTACGCTGGAGCTACAGGCAAGGAGAAGCCTCCTGCTCCGTATGCTGGGGTTGCATCTGAAGGGCAAGGAGAAAAGATTTCTATAAAGAACGCTAGTGCAGAAGCAGAAGCAAAAGCTCTTGGTTTGCCAGAACTTACTCAACAAGACGAACAAGAAATGACTGCCGCAATGGATCGCGCTAAAGCCACAAGTGCAGAAGATCCATTGGCGGGACAAAGATTGGCAGAATCTCTCATTGCTGATCCTAGAAGATCATTAACTGGCGATGAATCGGCTTTACTCTTAAAACATAAGACTGATCTATTCAATAGCCTTAACAAAATGGCAGAAGGACTAACTGAAGGAAGTCCAGAACAGAGATTTGAAAAGGGTCTTGCCTATGATAATGCAAGCAAAGCGTACCATGATCTTCTTCAAGCAATCAAAGATAGGGGAAGTGAATGGGGTAGAGAGGGACGTTGGAGGCAAGCTTTGCTTCATCAAGATTACACATTTGCAACGCAAGAAAGACTTGCTACTGCCGCAAAGAGAAAACCACTTACTTCAAATGAGAAAACAAAACTTGCTGAAGAAACAAAGCGTCTTACTGAAATTGATAAAGAGATAGCAGAGAGGCAGGAAAAAGAAGCCAACAAACAGGAACAGAAAAAAGCAGAGCAAGAAATAAAGAACGCTCCTCAGGTTGATCCATATATTCAAAGCCTAGTTGATAGGGTTAGAAGAAATGTTTCTACAGCCGCTGATGCCGCAAGGGAAAGGATTAGGCAACGCAGAGCAGAGGGAAGACTATTTACTGGAGTAGATCCAACTGAAATAGCTGACTATGCAATTATTGGTGCTGATCATCTCCTTGAAGGAACAACAAAATTTGCAGATTGGTCTTCTAAGATGATTGGAGAGTTTGGAGATAAGATCAAGCCATACCTAAATGATATTTTTAATAAATCTAAAGAATATAATGAGCAACAAGTTGATAAAGAATCCAAGGGTTCTAAATCAGTAAAGAAGAGGGTTGCAAAAGCTGTTTCTCCAGAAGAGAGGATTCGCAAGGGGCAAGAAACACGAGCCAGAAATAGGCTGGAGCAATTAAAACAAGAAGAAGAACGTCAAAAGAATGGAGATTTTAGTAAGCCAGAAAAAAAGGCTCCCATTGAACCATCTGAAGAAACCAAGAAATTAAGGATTGAAGCTCAAAAGATAAAAGATCGTATTGACAAGCGTAGGGCTGATTTTGAGAAAGCAAATAGACCTGCTGTTAATAAAGTTCTTGATGCAATATCTGCATTAAATCGCTTTAACATTCTTAGTCACGTTACTGTTTTGGAGCATTTGGCTGGAGCCGCTGTTGAAAATATCGTCACTCGACCAGTATCTTCTACGCTCGCTCAACTTTTCCGTTTCAATAAAACGCTTGATTCTATTAGAAGAAAAGCTGTTTATGAAGGTGGATTAAGTGCAAAATCAGAACTCAAAGGTGTTTATGGAATTATAACATCCGCAAAGGATGTTTGGAGTAAATTAATTAAAGGTAAGGCTGATATTGATTGGCTTTATGGAGGAAAGAACAATTACGATCCAGCATTCGTGAGAATGGTTGAGAATGTTCACGGAGCAATGAAAGAACCAGTACGTCAAGGTATCTTTTCTCGTTCTTTGCAATTACGAATAGATGCCGCTGAAAAAATGGGGCTAGATCCTACTCACGATGAAGTTCTTTATAAAACTTTGGCATCTGAAGCAGTTAATGATGCAAACATGGATATTTTCATGGGAGATAATTTTATTACTCGTGGAATTAGAGGTTTAATGAAGGGATTTGAAACAAATAAACAATCTCCTCGCCTTGGAAAATTCGTATCTGCGTTAATGGATATTGCTATGCCTGTTATGAATGTTCCAACAAATATCGCTATTAGGAAAATGCGATTGATTGGTGGTCTTTTAGAGGCTGGCACAAGGATTGGAATAGCCGCAAAAGAAGGAAAGTTGGCAAATGGATCGGAGACTTTAACTAATCAAGAAGCAGAGCAAATAATGAGAGCATTCAAGTATGGAACTCTTGGTATTGCACTTGGTGCGTATGCATGGAAAAATGCAAATCAATTTGGAGGAATAGTAAATAATGTTGGCCCTAATGCTCCCGAAAACAAGGATCTCAAAAAGGGAGAGATGGAACTTGGTGGAATAAAGATTGCTCGTCCTTTAGGTCATGGCCCTGTTGCTACATATATGAACATGGTTGCTGACGCACGAAGGATGTATGATAAATCTGTTCGCAATAATCCAAACAGCAAATGGAGCAGTCTTTCAGAGCCAGCTTTCTTTAGTATGTTTGTATCTGGATTAGGTAGTCTTCCTCCTGCACAAGCGGCAACTCGTTTCTTCTCTCCATACACAACTGCTGGTCAAAAAATAGGGCAAACTCTTCGTGATATGATTATCCCTGGAGCCGTTCAAGACGTAGCCGCAAAAATGGATACAGAATCACAACCAAAGAATTTCATTGATATGATAGAAGCAGAGCCAATTAAGCGTTCTCCAAAAACATTTGGTCAGGAAATGATGAAGGGATTGCCTGGGTTGCGCAGTAAATTGCCAACTTCAAAACCAAGGGGAAGTCACTCTGGACGCAAGGCATCATCTAATCCTTTTGGTGGCTTCTAAATTACTCTTGCCAACTTTCCTTAAATCGGGAAGTCTATAGCTTCACTTCAGCAACCACTATGTCTAAAAAGTACATTCTACCTCCGTCCCTTAAATATCCCTTTGAGCAATCTGAGTTCCCTGGCGATCTCAACCTCCGTGAAATCCGAGAGCAGGGAGAAAAGAACAAGCTGCCAGAGGTCAGCTTTTATCAAGCTATCGTTATCGCTCTGCTAGAACAGCGTAATTATTTTGTCGTAGAGACGCTACGATATGCCAAACAGTACGGACAACTACCCCAAGAAGAAGATGGAAACGACCCAGCAACCAACGAATCCAATTCCCCCGAATCCGAGGGAATTAAAGCAGAAGCGGAAGTACCAGAAACGCCAAAACTCAAAGTCCTCCCAAAGCCAGCAGACGAAGAGCCTCGCAAGCGATTCACCAAGTCCTATGGAGAAGAAAATCAGTCCTAACGATGCTTGGCTTGCAATCCTTTCGGGGCTTGCGGCAAGCGGCGAGCTATCTCCAGAGACGCTTGGTGCAAAGGGTGGAGTTGATCGTGTTAAGGTTCTCGCTACTCATGCCGCTGGTTTAGCTAAAGTCTTTCATGCTGAGTTCGTGAAAGCCAATGGCTAGTGTTCACGTTAATGCTGGACGCTATGGAGACATCATAGCATTTCTTCCCGTTCTCCTAAATGAGTACAAAGAAACTGGTGTCAAACCACGGCTTGTAGTTGCTAAAGAGTATGCGGACATTCTTGATGGTGTTAGCTATGTTGATCCTCTTGTATGGGATGGAGCGTTTGAGGATGTCGCTGGAGCAATACAATTTGCGAAACAATTCGCAGATGATGTCAAGACCTCTCAGGTGGTTGGCATCTCCGATGTAATCGTTAGCCAAGTTTATGGAAACTCGCATATTCCCAAGATTGTATGCGATAGCTTCCAGAAAGATGCTTGGAAGCTGGCAGAAAAGTTAGAGCTTTGGCCTAGTCAGCCACCCTTGTTGTTTGATCGAAGGGATAAGAAAAGGGAGAAAAAGCTATACAAGTATATCCCTACACTAAAGCCTTGGCTTGTAGTCAGTACAGGAGGTGTATCATCTCCTTTTCCATACAGGGATTTACTTTGGGAGATTCTTAATCATTCATTGCCAGAGTTTCACATAGTTGATCTAGCAAAGATAAAAGCAGAACGGATGTATGACCTGCTTGGCATCATGGATCATCCCAATACAGCCGCCATGATATTGACTGATAGCGGGCCTCTGCACCTATCATATGCCTCTAAAAAGCCTGTTCATGCTTTAGTGGCAGATTCACCAAGTATGTGGTATGGAGCCGCATGGAGGCCATCCTACGCTTCTTATACACGATATAAGAACTTCCCAAGAGATGTTACTCGCATCTTGGATCTGATCCGTAACCCTCCTGCCAAGCCAAAGTATCCAAACATCATCCATGTTTATCAGAGAACTCCTTGGTCAACTGGAGAAGAGAAACGTAGGAATGAAGTAGCCAAGCAGACTTGGGATAAGATTGGATGGGTTGATTGCGGCCTAGATGATTCCTGCTTTGTTCGTCACTCAGGGAATGTGATTCCTAATGAGACTAAGAACATTCCCATGATCAAAGACATGATCAGAATGGCTTGCATTGGAAGAAAGGATACAGATTTGATAGTTCTTACTAATACTGATACCTGTGTCGCTTCCAACTTGTTAGAAAGACTTACGGGTTCATTTCCAGCGTATGCATATCGGTATGACTTTAAGAAGCTAGATCGACCTATTAGAGATGATCAGATAGCACTTGGAAAGAAGTATCAGGGATGTGATCTCTTTTCCTTCAGGGTTGGATGGTGGAGGAGAAATCATTCTTTATTTCCAGATATGGTTCTTGGAAGGCATTCTTGGGACAAAATAATGCGTGAATTATTCAAGATAGCTGGAGGTCGTGAAATAGATTCTTTGATTTACCATGAGCGTCATCCTTCTGCATGGGAGAATCCTAGCAATCTCAATAATGACCCTAGCAATCTGAGAAATGCCAAGCTCGCAAGGGAATGGTTGCAAGAGCGCAAGATTCCCTTGGAGGAGTTGGAGTTTCTTAACTACGAAGGACGCTTCAAGAAGCCAGCAAAGAAGCGTTAAAACTGAAATCCCTTAGTAACATTTGTTCTCTGATTGATTATCTTAACATAATCTGGATTAAGTTCGCAAAGGATAGCTCTGCGACCATAATCTATAGCAACCTTTCCAGTTGTTCCAGAACCTCCGAATGGATCAAGAACAATGTCACCTGCCTTGCTTCCTGCGAAAATACAAGGTTTGATTAAATCTTCTGGGAATGTAGCAAAGTGAGATCCTTTGTATGGTTGAACATTTACTGACCATACATCTCTTTTGTTTCTTGTTCCGTCATCTTTAAATATATTTCCAACATCATTTCGGAATGTTCCATCTTGCTGTGTTGCTCCAAATTGCCTTGGTTTATTTTCGCTTACAGCTCTTTCTTTTATAGATTCGTTATTAAAGTAATACTTGGATGACTTGCTCATTAGAAAAATGTATTCATGTGATTTGGTGCAACGATCCTCTACGCTCTCAGGCATAGGGTTTGGCTTGTGCCAAATAATGTCCTGACGCAAATACCATCCATCTGCTCGTAGAGCAAATGCTACCATCCAAGGGATTCCAATAAGGTCTTTGTTTTTTATTCCTGTACCATCAAAAGTAGATGCCATTCTGTTTTTAGCTAATCCCTTATCAACAAGAGTTCCTGTATCATCTCCTCTTGTCGTATCGGGAGTTGCTTTTCCATCTTTATAGGATGAATAGGTATCACCAAGATTAAGCCAAAGAGTACCATCGTCTTTAAGAACACGCTTCACTTCTCGGAATACGGATACAAGCTGGTCAACAAAATCTTGTGGAGTTTGCTCCAATCCTATCTGTCTTTCATTTCCATAGTCTCTCAACCCAAAGTAGGGAGGGGATGTAATACAAGTCTGTATGCATTGATCTGGCAACTGCTTTAGGGTTTCCCTGCAATCGCCAACAAGTATTTTGAGGTCTTGTATATCCATCTTATTCTCCCTCTTTATCCTCTGGCACTATAACTAATGGCGTTATGCGGTACTGAGGCATGATAGGCTGATTCATGGGAGTCAAGCTTATGTACTCTCCGCACTTGGCTCCGTCTGTCTCGCTGAGATTTGCCACATAGTATGTCTGTGGGATAATTGGTTGCATTGATGCAGTATGTAGAGATGCCGCAAATAGTAGTGACTGTAATTGGTTCATAGTTTGTTTTTGTGGTTCACGCTGCTCATATGCCAGTTTCCTCGCTCAACATCACATTCGTAGGCACGAAGGAAACCCGTCCCTCCAAATCCCTGTTTCAGCCTGTGCTTGATAGCGGCATCACATTTTGATTCAGAAGAGTACGCTGATTTCCCACAAGAGCATTTCTTTGGTTTGTCTTGTCCTTTGATCAGGCCCATTTCTAGTGCTTCTTGTTTATTGATTGGAGCAAGGTCTGGAGTTTCCATGCCTAGCTCATTAAGTATTTTATCTATTGGGCTTCTCATTTTTTGAATCCTTTGTCGCTGTAATGCCAATGCACTTCTTCAAAGTACTCGCACTTGTCTTTTCCTTCTTCTGGCTTGAAGTCAGAATAGGCTTGGTATTCTGAACCTGGTGCTAGATACCTCCAGCATTGCATATGCGAGTGGCATTCTGTGTTCTGGCATTTACTGATGTCTGTCATTGGTTGATTTCCTTTTTTAGTTGAGACAAGTCTTTGCTGGTCTTTCTCGCATCTGCTGGAGTTTCCCATGCCATCATTGCATCAGCTATAGCTACTGCACGATCACGCTGATCATTGGATAGGTCTAGCTTCTGTTGCATAGTCATCTCTGGTTTTGAGTTTTCCACCAAAAATGCTTCTACGAATTTAATTATTTCCTCACTCATCTATTGCGGCTTGGATTGCTTCACTAATCTTTAGGGTTTTCCCCATAGCGTTTAGCGTCTGGATCTCGGACAGAACAGATTCTAGGTATGCTATACGCTTCTTTAGGAGTTCAATGATGTCTTCTTCATTCATGTCGTTCATAATGTTTTTAGGTATGCTTGTTGGATGTAGGTTGGGTCTTCTCTGAATTGCGTTGTTAGGATGCAGGGAGGGTATCCCTCTTGAGATTTCCACGATGTGTAATGATCATGGTCAACTTTTCGTGTAGGTGTAATGAGCTTTGGTTTGGGCTTTACAGGCTCCAAAGGCTTTTCAACCTTGTTCAGCCAGTTGATAATGAACCTCTTAGTCTTTTGACGGCGAGGATTGATAGATAGCCAAGCATCTATACGCTTCATTTCTGTAGCAATGTCCACCCAAGGATAAAGATCCTTGAGAGATTCCTGCCATTCCTGATCGGTAACTTTTGATTTGGTTGCTTTGAATGCTCTTCCGCAACATGGGCAAATTTCAGAATTGTTCATATGACCATTGCTTTTTCTTGTATTGAACTGCTGTGAATGAAAACCAAGGGTGATTCTCAGCCGCGACTTTGATCTTGATGCGTCCTGCTTGATGCCAGAAACCTTTGACTTCCCAGAATGATACTAGGCCATCCTTTTCGATTACAAAGAAGTCTGGCGTGTAGGTAGTACGATCAGCTAGACGCAAAGCCATAGCCTCAAAGCTCCAATGATGGATCTCTCCAGCTAATTTCCTTGCTTCTAAGACCTTGGAGAATGCTTCCTCGGTTTTGTTCATTGAACCAGCAACTCTCCTGGTTGTATTTCCTTTTGCTTTGAATGTTCTCATAGCTTCATTACAGGGGTTATTTTTTTACCTGTGAAAGAACATTGACGTTTCTCACACTCTACAATCCATCCCTTCTTTTTAAGGCCATTTACCCTTCCAGATACAGCATTAATCGCTATTCCCGTAAGATGGCTTATCTCTTGAAGAGAGTAATCCCATTCTTGTTTCATAACAGAAAGGATTGCTTTCTCTTGTTTTCCTAAAGTTCCTGATTCCTTCAATTCAGAATATGCTTCTTTTGAAGTAGAGCGAACATCGGTAACTTTTTTAGCTACCCATTGAAACAAATCTCCTAGATCGTTATTCATTCCATTTAGGGAAGTTGATTGTTCCTGTATCGTGTATGTTATGTGATTTCTTAGATATAATATCTAAGTTAGAATAAGAGCGTTTTACTGATTTCATTCCAGCAACAAAAGCTTCTAGTACACGATCTTCAAGAGATGGAACTCTATTTCCATCCATCAGCAATCGTATATGATCAGAATCTAAGTAATCGTATGCTTCTTGTGGGTATTTCATCGTACAAGTCCCTTTTCGTAAGCAAGTTTATCCATATGGCTAGAGAAAATATAAGAAAACTTATATCCATCTACCTTTCCATTTGCATCTTTTGCATTTTCTTCTGCAAATGCTTCAGCTTCTTTAATTAGTCTATTACGTTTACGGATGTAATCGCAATTATGCCATTCTGGAATGCGGCTATACTCGTTGCCCTTAGAGTCTTTAATCTCTTGGCAGGAGCAATATGCTAGAATTTGATTTACTGGTTTCATGTGGTTGCTGTGGTTGCTGTTATTAGTTTTTTACTATCTCTGAATCTCTTTTATTTGCGTGATGTTCTCCGTGGTGTTTTGGACAAAACCAAATAACTTCTAGAGGTTTGGTATAATCTTCATGGTGTGCTTGGGCTTTTGATCCGCAAATACAACATGGATGTCTGTGAAGTTTTCCAGATCGCAAAGCCATTTGGACAATTCCATGAGCTTTACGTTTATTTGGATTTCTTTTGATCCATTCATTTTTTGTTGTTTGTTTTGATTTAGATACACGTCCTTCAATGCGAAATCTTTCTGATTTTTCTCTATGACGTTTTCTTTCAGACAAAACCCATTTTGGATCTTGTTCTTTAATCTTTCGTCGTTTTTCAGAGTCAGATTTTGTGCAGTCTTTGCATTTGTTGAGATGCCCATCTCCCATTTGTGTATGCTTGTAGTATTCATCAAGTGGAAGATGGCGTTTGCATTTGAAGCATTCTTTCATCTCTATATCTAAAACCAAAAAGGTATTATAGTCAATTAAAATGGTATTTCTGAATCGTAATCCTCTTCTTGCTTCTGTGCTGGTTTTTCCCTGTTTTGGAATGCCTTTGCTGGCTTAATCTTTTCTCCCCATCCAGCCTGACTATTCTGGCTGACTTCTGCATCCCAATCGGTATAGTTTCCAATGATCGGGCCTTTTGCCTTATCTTCTAGGCCAAGCTCTGCTTTCAAAGCTTTTGGAATAGTTTGTACTACCATTCCATCTTGATTCTTTTCGTTCTTTCCCTGTTTGTATGGCATGAGTCTCATATCAAGGTACTTTCCTTGCTTCAGATACGCCTTGTCGATTTTACTGCAATCAATGTTTAGTGTGATGCTCATTTTTGGTTTTTGTTGGTTTACTGCGGTTGGTATGGTGTGTGTTTATCGTCTTCGTTAATGAATCCTTCTCGTACTAAATAACGGAAAAGGTTCTGTAGTTCTTTTTGCGTGATCGTGCCATTGTCAACGGGATAAGCAAAATACTTACCAGGGTGATACATGACAATAAACTCACGGCCTTTGAATTGAATCCATAACGCTCTTGCATCTTCTGGGTATTCATTATCTGTCACGTTGGATAGATGGTTCTGATTCCTTGGTTTCGATGATCCATCCAAGTAGATCATCAAGTGCGGCCTTCGCATCCTTTCCCTTAACTCCCTTTGCTTTTCCGTATGCTTTCTCAAGTGATGATACGCTAATCTTTGCACAATCAAGGATAGCATCTTGTGACAGAACGCTAGAAAGAGCAGATATAGCGGCGGCGTTATCTGATACATTCCTAGTTGTACGTCCTTTTGATAGTGAATATCCAGCAATTTGCGCTCCTGAGATTAGACGTAACTTGAGTTCTTTTCGGATCTCCTCAATAAAATCCTCTACTACAAGAGACTTAGCATCTAAGGATGCAAGTTCCTCATTGGAAAGAGTTGATACTGATACGCTAGAGGCTACCTGTAGCGTTGTGACGGCGGCCTGAGAGTTGCCATAAGCGTCTGGACATACACCTTTAGCGCGACACCACTTACAAGCGTTAGGCGAAGGAATTCTAGGAGCATCCTGCTTTAGTGAAGCATTTACGATGTCAAGGATCTCGTCTTTAGCGGCGGCAAGCTCTCCTTCATTGTATTCGGCAATGGTAGTGCCTCCTGCAAGCGGTTGGATCATTGCTACAAGGATGGTCTTGAGTTCTGGGAATGCGTTTTTTACAAGAACGGCATAAGCCTTTAGCTGTTGGTTCTCTGCGGCCTTACCCTGAGATGAGCGTCCTGTTTTGTAGTCTGTTACTACTGCTGTATCTCCAAAAAAATCAATACGATCAATAGCTCCAGAAAACAAATCGTCATACCAGAATCTTTGCTCAACGATTTCCTTATTCCTTTCTCCAAGATCAAGTTGTCTGATCATATCAGAGTAATCGGATAAGCATCGTGTGGCGATCTCTTGACCCTCCTCGGATAGTTCCTCAAAAGGTTTTTGATCTGCTAGGACAGAGTGAACATCTGTTCCTAGCGTCATATATTGATTAGGCTCCTGATCTGGTAGCGTGGACTCTAGGTTCCAGCTACCAGGACATAAGGCAAGACGGCTAAAACCGCTTGCTGAAGGTTTCCCGTCTCTTTCGTCGCTCATTTGAACATTCCGTTTTTATAATTTTCCCATTGTTGATTCATGCTTGAAGTCATGTTTGCAAGAGCAATCAAATCTTCCTGCTGAATATTGTCATTGATTGCATCAATAACAATTTCAATAAGCCTTTCTTTTTCGCAAAGAAGGTTGTGTGTCATAGAATCTTTTTTCATATTAGAGTGCTGGCTTGAATGCCTTAACTTTATCCCATGCTGAGACAAGGCGTTCTACTACCTTATCTGGAAGCTCGGTGATAAGAGTCTTCCTTGTTACATCTGGAACCTTATTGGCAATAAGAAACTCAATGACATGAGCATCTGATACTTCTTCATCCCACATCATAGAAGCTAGAGAATCTATTGGAGATGCTTTAGCCTCTTGATCTGGTGCTTTCTGAGGTTCCTGCTTCTTAACTACTGGCTTTTCAATCTTTACTGCTGGCTTAGAAGCAATCTCACCATCCTCGTCTTCGTCAGCGGCGATCATCAGCACAGAACTGATTGCGTACCTTTTTGCATACGTCAAAGCTGATCCTACGCCTTGTGCTGATTGATCCTTAAGAGGTAAAATCAACTTGCTTTCCCTTGTCTCTCCTGACTTGTGGATAATCCTTGTAACTACTCCAGCCTTTCCATCTTCAAAGATAGGCTCCTGAGAGATACCAAGTCCATTGTTGGCAAGAATAGGACGAACATCGTCCAGAATGGCATCTAGTGATGCGTATCTGTTACGGAAGTGCGGATTTACTGCATTCTTTGCTACATTCCTTAATTCCCCAAGTGCTTTAACAAATGAGGCGTTCAGTTGACTATCGGGTGTGATTTCAGTATTGTTCATGTGGTTGCTTGCGTGGTTGCTGTGACTAAAAAGTGGCTAGGGAGTTTGTTTATGGCTCCCTAGCCACATTTGTTTTAGTATCCCTTCTTCATGCCCTTCTTAGGCATGCTCTTGGAATCCATTTTCTTGCCCTTGGTCATGGGTTTTCCCTTGGCCTCAGACATCACTTTTTTTGCGGTGGTCTTTTTCATTTTTGTGGTTTCGATTAGGGTGTGGTTTAGTTGGGGTTTGGTCTGTAGCTTTGTACGGATCAAATCCTTTATCTCTTTTAGCATTAGGAAACTGCTGTTTCGGTTTCAGCGGCGGCGGTTTCGCTGGTGCAAGTGCTGGTGCAAGCGGTGGTTCCCGTCACGAGATCATGCACCTTCTGGAGAAGATCAAGATCAATGGTTCCAAGACTCTGAGCGATGTCTTGGGCTAGGCTGTTTAGCTGTTGTAGGTTTGACATGGTGTTGTTGTTTGTTGTTTTGGTTACTTGCATTTCCAAGCTCGTAGAGACTTGTTGATGCGAGAATTTGGATCTTTTGCGGTCTTTGCGCTTGTTAGTTTTGACTTCATTCCTTTCATCCTGGCGCAAAATGAGGATTTGCGTCCTGCTTCTGCTTTGGTCTTGGGATTCGGAGCAGGGGGCTTTAGATGTCCTCCGTGCGCCTTGTTGTATGATGCTCGACCCTTGGCGTTAAGGCCACCCTTTGGATTCTTACCTTCTTTTCTTGTCCATGCTTCGGTCATAGTTATTTCTTTTTGGCAGTCTTTGCTGATTTACGGAAAGCGGCGGCGGTTGGCGCACCTTTGCTACCTACTTTACGCATCTTCTCGCCTGATCCCTTGGCAATGCGCTCCTGCTTTGCGTGGATGTTTGCGTATAGTCCTTTTGGTTTCATACTGGTTGAGGCGGAAGTGTTAATACAGCTATCAGGATAAGCAAGAATATCAAAACTCCTGCGACGATCATTCGTGGACTCATGCTTTGGAAAAGTGCTTCTCGACCACCATCACCATATACTGAGACATGGATCGACGCTCGGCGGCGGCGGCATCTTTCACTTTGTTTTTGAGATCGGTCGGGAAGTATAAGCCAAGGAAGCTGTTTGTTTTCTCGGCGGCGGCGGTATCTGGGGTGGTTGCAATGTAGGTTGGTGTTTCGGTTGTCATAGTTGTAAAGTTGGAAGGTGATGATTGCATCGGCTGAAAGTTGGTGCAAGATTATTTTCTAAAAAGTTTATGCTTGACTCTTGGTTCTTTGAAAAGATGGCCTTTAGTTTTTAGATGTTTTAAGAATGAGTACCAGCAAAGGAATTCTTTGTGTCCTGCCTGATCATGGGAAAGGTATCGGTGAAGGGATATTGCTTTCATTTATAAAAAGGGTTCTGCCATTCTTCATCTTCTTCTGTTATGTCCTCTACTTCTTCGCTGTCTATTTCATGGTCACAGGTAGGGCATTTTTCGGGACTGAAAAACATTGGATCTCCTAGGGTTATGGTGAGATCAATATCTGTTTCGCATTCTGGGCAAGTATAAATTTTAGAAACTTTCATAGCGGCGGCGGTGTTACTGGTTGATGTTGAAGATAGAATCGAGGTGGCGGTCTGTTGTAGTGTTGGCGGCGGCGGTTGCAAAGATATTTTTAATCCTTTTCTCTAGGATGATTGTCATTCGGTGTATTTCCTTTGCGCGAGCCAATGAGATTTTGATTGTAGGCAAGCCATGATGTTCTGATTGTTTGATTTCGGTAAATAAAAGCGGTTCTATGTTGTCAATCAGGGCGGCGGTTTCTTTTAGTGCGGCGGCGGTTTGTGTGGTCATTGGTTTATTGTCCTAGGGTTTCGATTATTTTTTCAATAAATTTTGCATTTTGGAATTTTTCACTTTCCATTGCTCGAACATATTCTGCCTGTGCAATTTCAAGTAGGAATTCCATTTCTTCTTCCGTGAATTCTAGCGTGGTCATTGGTTTTTTATGAGTTTTCGTGGTTAAGATTCGTATGCTGAAAGGTAGTTTCTAAGGAAGTCTGGGAGGTTTTCACCCGTAAATATGGCAACGATCTCTTGGGCTTGTCTCGGTGTGATATAATAGCCTAAGAATGCGGCCTCTAATGTGATGTTATATGCGCTCATTTAATGCTCCTTTATTTTAGGTTTTTAAGTATTTTTTCTGCGTCATCGTCGAAGTAATGGAGAAGAGCAAGGTGCGCTATTCGATTAAATCCTGCATCTTTTAGAATTTCAACGGCCAGAAAAAGAGCGGCTTCTCTGTCGTATGCTCGGATTCTTTGCCAATCTTTGCAAAATCTAAATGCGTCTTCCGTGGCGTGTCCTCTGCTGTATTTGTCTCGATCTGACAGGATTTGATCTTGCAAAAGATCGGTTTCTTTTTGTATTTGTTCTTGGGTTTTCATTGTAGGGATTTAAGGGTGGAGTTTATGTCTTCAATCTGTCCGTTTATGGTGTCGAGCTGGAAAAGGATCTTTTGAATGATCTCTTCTAAGGTTTCTTGCGGTTCTGAGGCCGTTGTAGGGGTTTCCATATAGTTTAAAAATTAGGAATGGGGTGAAGTGTTCCGTTGTCCCATTCGATTACCTGACAAGGGTGAGTGGCTAGGAAGTGCCGCATTTTTTGGGCTAATTTGTTCCTGCATCGGTGCTGGTGATCGCTTAAGAGCAAACGGGGGTTTGTGACTCTGTTGTAAATGCTGGCGGCTTTTTGTGCTGTGCGTAGGGTCATATTTTTAGAAGGAATGCAAGGACTAGGAAAAAGGAAAGAAACTTATAAATTAGAGTTTCTCATAAACTCCCTTTTCGCTACTCCAGCGAAAACGACCTTCTCTGTCGAACTTTGAGAAAATTCCAAGATAGGACTCCCGAAGCATGAAGTTATGGTTTGGAGAAAATTTGTGGGATGGGTTTTCCTTTTTAATGGCAGAATCTTTCCTTGCCATGTCTGCAAACAAAGGCAGTTTCCTTAAATGCCTTATGATTTCGTGATCCGTAAGAGCTGAGAAGTCTGCATCGTAAAGGGTTTCATCTTCAATCCAGCACTTTTCGCATACTCCGCCGATTCCAAGGGATGAAAAAGGGGTGATCTCGTTGCAATTTCTACATTGTGTCAGTCCTTGTTTTTGCAGGGCTTTTTCAATGTGTCGCAAGTTGTCCATCATTTTTGACATGACAATCCCCTCCCCTAATTTGTAAGGAGAAGGGTGGGGAAGCGTAAAAGGCATGGGAGAGATTTCAAGTTTCATATTTTTAGGAGTTGAAGATTAATGCGGTAAGGATCAAGAAAAGGAAGGCAATGACTATGCACGAGGCCAAGAACTGAGTGACATGGCGGTCATGCTTCTCTTGGCGATACTCGACAAGGGCGGGAGATGGTGAGGTGTGAGGGCGCATGATTACTCTCCAAAGTAGAATTGCTGACAATATGTAAGAAGAGCTTCATCTTCTTCGTGCGTGGTAACATATTCAGTCCAAGGTGTTCCCCAGTCTTGCCATTGTAAAACGGGATTTTCTGGCTGATTGTGATGGCCAATATCTCCAACAATACGCAAAGCAGGGCCTCCTGTAGAAAGTAGGATCTGAAAATTTTCAAGATCAGACTCTCCTCCTGCCGTTTTCCATCCTTCTCGCACCGTAACAGACAAGGGTGATTCCATCATCTCATTTATTGCCGCCTCCCTGATGTCGTCATCACTAGCAAGCAAGAGTGATGACCAGTCCATGATTGATTGCATCCATCCTTTTCCGTTCTCGATTGCATGATTGTTTTCTTTAGTTGTCGCGTTCATTCTGTTTTCTCCTTTTGGTTGGTTGGTTGGTTGGTGTCTTTATGACAAGGAAGATAATGCCATATCCTTTCAACATTTGCAACATCTTTTTACAAGAAAGTGCAATATTCTTTCAGCCTGTATTCATGCGCTTCCAAGCGTCACAGATTGCAAGACAAGATACTTTTCTATCACTTGTAAGGCAAAGCAATAGAATGAATATATGCAAGACAATCACTTCTGTATTGACAAGGAAAACAATAGATCATTATAATCCGAGAGCTGAGGGCTCGAGGCTAGAGAGAGATTCCAGTTTGATCAGTTCCCTTTATCTACCACCAGAATTCAATCCATGACCGAAGCGCGAAGGGAGAGATCTTGAGACGCTGAAAAGCGGATCATCTCGACCGAAGTCGCAAGACAAGCCAGCGACATGACGGCAACTCTGAAATCCAGAGCAACTCCGCTGGCATTCAAAGAGAATTGACTAGGGTTGATTTACTAGGTAAAAGTCGTCAACTATGAGCAGACCACTAAACACGAGACAAAAGAAGTTTTGCGACAACTACGCAACTCGCGGTATGAGCATCGCCGAATCTGTTAGAAGAGCTGGCTATAACTTCAAAAGTCAAAAGAGCGAAGACTACGGAAGTTATGGGTGCAAGATGCTGAAACAAGACAGGGTTGCTTCCTATGTTTCCAAACTTAGAGAGAAATCCTTCTCGAAAGATGTGCTTTCAATGGCTGAAAAGCGCGCCTATTTAGCTCGAGCAGTTAGGACGCCAGTTGGAGAGATTACTGAGGCGAGCGACCTAGCGCAAGAGGTGACGTTCTCTGAGGGCAAGGAGGGAAGCAGTAGGAAGGTTAAGGCAGTAGATAAGCTGAAGGCCATTGAGTTGGATAGTAAGATCGCTGGAGACTTCTATAGCGATAGGTCACCTCAGGCGTTGAATCCGTTTGCGTTTATCATCCAGTTCGGGAAGGACGCGAGTAGCGCGCAAGGCCATGTCTTACAGCAGGGCGAGGTGATAGATGTCACTCCTGCCAGAATAGAGGACTCTTCCAAGGCCGGCGCAATAGATGAAGAGCTGGCCGACTAGGTTGACATAGGCAGTCACCCTCCTGCGGTCACCCTCCTGCAGTCCCCCTGAGAGCGGGGGGCAATCAGTATCCAAGACAGCGCGCCAGCAAGGGGGCCATTCATGGTGGGAGTTCCTAAGGAATCTCTTCGGGTGGTGGGGGAGGGGTGGCACACCAATTTATTGGAAGCGTATGCGCCATATGCCCCAATGAAAAAAAATCCAGTATGGGGAGTTTCCCTATTGAAAGATCCTTTTACTACTTGACTAAGATATGGTTGATAGAATATCTATGGGTGAATGACATTGAGATACCCAGATAGTGATTTTACGCGACCTAGCATTATGTTGTTGAGGTCACTAGCGCATGAGTTGGGATTGAATGCGACAAAAGATCCAGGTGGGTATGGTGGATTAAAGATGGAGAGGAAGAGATTGTCAGAGGCTCTTAAGGAGAATATTGATGATGATAGGTTGAGCGATTGGGATCGTGATATGATTCGGGGATTGGAATAGTTTAATAAATAAACCCCCTCAAGCCTCTGTCTGTGAGCAAGCTCAAACCGAGGGGGCGATTTATACAATAAAAACCCCCACCTAGCGGTTAGGCCAGATGGGGTTGGTTTGGGGGGGTTTATTAATTACCTATCGCAGATATGGCAATAAGGCTTTTCGGTTTCTTCGTCTTCATCAATCTCATCTTCATCTTCGATCTCGATGGAGTCTTCGATGTAGTCAAGGAGAGTGACTAGAGTGTTGTGGATGGATACAACGACTTCTGCGAGGTTTTCTACTTGGGATTGGAGTTCTTGTTTAGATGACATGGTGTGGTTATGGTTGAGTTACAAATCCTATGCATTTATTGGCAAGTGTCAATGAATTGTAAAATGGCTACGGGACATGGGATCGAACCATGACTAGGAGAGTCAAAGTCTCCTGTGCTACCTTTACACCATCCCGTACAAAGCTATTTCTTGGGCCTTCCGCGCCCTCTGGGGACGTTTATTCGCTCTCTCCATGCAACTGTGCCATAGATGGTTTGGCAAGCCAGATTTTTGTCTAAGTTGAGGACATATGCTTTGAGTCTCATCCTCATCTCAGGTTCTAGCTTTCCAACAATATCTCCATACTCTTTTCCTTGGTTGGCGAGGCACTTAGCTTTTGCTAACAATTCCGTTTGTGTAATCATTTATTTTAGAAAAGTATTGACTGCTGGAAAAAAATCGCTATGAAGGGATTTGTATGAAGGACATACTCAACAACATTAACCTTGAAAAGTCGTGTGATGAATGCGGTGGAACAGGTCGTGATTGGTATGATGATGCACAGGGAGAGCCATGCTGGAAATGCAATGGTACTGGACACATCGCCACCAATGAAGGCCGTGCCATTCTTCAGCTCATTGCTCACCATCAGGGTAATTTGCTCCAATTTGCTTAACGAGTCTTTTTGAGGGCTTTTAAAAAGCTCTCAACTAGATGACCGATGAGGTAAGCCAACGCCTCGTCACAGGATTCCTTTTCTTTAACGCCACACTTTTCTAAGATGTGGGTAGCAACATGGACACATTCGTGAGTAAGTGTTCCTATCCAATCAGGATCGTGTTTCCATCCAGTTAAAAATATTACATTTGGAGATCCACAAAAAGTACAAGCATCTGCTGAATCAAGACTTGGTATTAAAGCATAGATTTCTGGTTTTAATGTATTATTAAACCATTCCTCTCCTTGCTCCCTATTTACGGGCCATACTATCCAGCAACCATTCCTCCATACAGGTATTTCAAGATAGAAAGACTTTGGTTTCATTTAAGATGGTAATGAGGCTTATTTACTCTTTTTCCATTCTGCATTACTACAAAATCCTTTTTTAATACCTCATTTTTACTAATAGATTCTCTAAGCCAAACAGTAACTTTAGATTTTTTCCAATTAAGCATTTTCTGAATATCCTGATTGGTATGCCAATTAGGAGGAACTTTATCTACATTGGTTTCTAAAACTGCTTTTTTCCACCTTTTTACTTCATTAATAGAATCAAGCAAATCAGCTTCGGATGGGTCGATTTTCTTTTGGCTCATAGGTTACTAGTTTGGTTGCTGGTAGTTCGCCTTCTTTACATCCACGCCAATCGAGGATGCCGATGCCAGGGCGACAAATGGCATCTCCTACAACTTTATGGGCATATCTCGTAAGTAACTGCCATGCAGGAGTTACCATGAATATGCCAGAACCATCATTAAAGATTCCTCCCGTGTGTCGATGGCCTCGTAGATATATTTTCGGAACCCTATGACCTACACGGGAGTAATTCTGTCTGGCATTACCCATAGTTATGCTCATAGCTCCAGCTTCAAGGTAAGCCCTAGAACTGGTAGGCATATGATGAGCCATATCAATGAGTGTACCATTAATTTCAATGAGAGCTTTATCTCCACACCATTTTCCTTCTAGCTTGGTAGCAATGTATTCTTCCCAATTTTTAACATGGCATTCTGTTCCAGCGGTTAGATAGGTAACAGCAGAAGCACTAGCAAGTGGCCTAATAGCCTCTATAGCGGCGTTTGAATGATCTAGGCAGTCTTGGGCTACAACTTCTTTTGTGCCGTGATGTATGCCCTCTAGCAGATCGCCATTAAGGAGCAAAGCAAATGGATCTTTACCAAAGTGCTTGATTCCTTTTTCAACGGAATCTTGCCAGCATTGCCATAGCCATTGCTGATGGAGATTCTTTCCTAGACCAATCTTGTTTCCTGTTTTTGTCTCAAAGCCATCAGGCCATAAACCAACAGATGATCCACAATGAAGATCGGAAACAACAATTGCTCCGACAATAGGTTTATTTTTAATCATTAGATTGGTGAGGGAGACTTTGTGGCTGTCGATCCGAAACCAAGTTCTCTAATAGAGTTGCCGCATCTCGTAAAGATACTTCTTCTTCTTTCATCATTTTTGCAAGAAGCTGACAGAGTTTAACTCGCTCAGTCAAATGATGGAGATAGCTGATTAAATCAAGCTGTTCGTCTTTAAGGTTTTTGGCATACCACCCTGCCCCTGCAGTCCAGAACTGGGTTTTATGTTCTTCACTACCTTTGATATATTTATCTTTACCATCGAAGAATGCTTTCTCCCAAATGTTCCAAGCATCTTCTTCGGGTGTCATATCATTTAGCTTTAGGTTTTCTTTTCGTTTTGGTTTTGGGCTTTTGAATAGACCCGTAACCAACTCTAGCAGGGCGTAGATTTGCATGAGGTTTGGCTGATGTTATGGTTGCTGTTTTGTTCATAGGCTGTTGATAAATCGTTTCCACATTCCAATGGGACGAATACAACCTGCCACGTTGCATATGTGACAAGATGGAGTATTGCAAGCACTTAATTCTTTTCCGCATTCTGGACACAAACCATTCATCCTGCCGATAAATCCTACAAGTATCTTAAAAGCTTTTTTCATTAGAACGTGATGTGCATCACTTGGCATGAACAGTCTGCACCATTTTTGTCTGCTTCGTCAATGTCTGCAAAGATTACAGAGTTGTTGAATTTATCCATCGTAGTCATCATCCATTCCATTGATTTTCTATACTCAGGGAACTCAGGTTGGAACATTCCGCTGATGACAATATTCTTGTCTGGGATACGGATTAGGTTGGTAGCTCCAGTAGCCTCCATTTCTTTTGGAACAACAATGATGTTTGCGAGTTTCTCAAGACGCTTGAATGATTCTGAATCAATACCAGAACGGCATACCATAAAGTTTTCTTTGTCGAGAACATGGATGACACAATCCAAGTGATAAAGATCATCACTTACCATCTTCATTGGAATGATCTCAACTCCGCCTTTCTTAGAAATCCACTCCTGAGCTTTCCAATCAGAAAACTTTCCGTAACCGCCAAAATAGGTTTTGTCTTTCCAATGCTTTGTCTCAGCTTCTCCTTCCCAAAAGTGAGGAGGTTGAAGAACTGTATATCCCATTTTTTCAAAGAATCGACGTCCAGGCTCCTCTTCGATCTGTCTTCCATCAGCACTCATTTTTGCAAGGAAGATAAAAGGATCTACACTCAAACCAAGGTTGGCAACAAAATGTTGATCTTGTGCCCCTTTTGTTGGAGGCAACTCAATTACTTTAACTCCAAGAGCAGTAATGAGTCTTTTGATTCTTGAATACTGGCGCATTGCCCTTTCAGTATCAATTTTCTGACCCTTCATGAACTTGTTGTTCGGGATGGCCGTAGAGAGATACTTTGGAGGACACATTAAAAAGCTAGGCTTGCGTTTGTACTGACCTCCACCGAAGGGAGTAGAATCTGGACTTCCTAGGATTTTAGAAACAGAAGAGTCAACCTTTCCATGAATCACGGAAGGAATCATGGAGCCGCTTTTGAAATCTTGAGGGGAGAACCTAGCCATTTAGGAAGTATGCGGTGTGAATACTTTTTAGTCAATCTCCAGCACTAAAGAAAACCAAAAGAGTAAAGCAAATCCCCCCCTTAATCCCCCCACTCCTCAGTAGGGAAAGCCTGTCAGAAAAGAAAAGAAACTACTGCACCCCAAAATTGATGCAGGGTGTTTCCTTTCTCTCTCATCGGGTAAGGAGTTTTGGTTCTCCAAAGCCGTTGTTGTTGAATCCCGTGGTACGCATTCACGGCCATCCTCACTTGCTATAACGGACAAGCCCCGCCGAGTGGTGACGCACTACAGCGGGGCTTTTCTTTTGGAGGAGGAAAGTTTTACTAGAATGCGTCACCATTCAGATGCGGTGAATATGCCACACAATCTCCGCAATCGTCAATATCAAAATCCATCTTCATCTACTCCACTACTTCCATATCCCCATTCATCGTTCTCAACTTGTTCTTGGGCATTATGCTTGCTGTGAATTAGACGTTCTTCCCAATCGCGGATCTCTAGGATGTCTAAAGATTCTTGCTCTTCTTCAAAGCTGAACTCTAGTCCTGCTTTTCGTAGCATTTCAACAGCATAGGTCAAAGAATCAGCCAAATCGGGCGATTTCTTGATGCGCTGTTTCATATCCAACTTTTTCTCGACAGCAACTTTTCTGCCCTTGTGGAAATAAAGCCTACTGCAAAGTTCGCTTACCATTAGGGTGTGTTTATCGACATCTATGCCAAGTAAACTTTGCGTTGACATAGCAGTATGAACTTGGAACCAAGACTCTGTTACTCGACGATCATAGGCTTCTTTTGCAGTACGTTTATCCAAACTGCTAATCCTTCGTTCTGTAGGCATTCCCATAGAAGAGATTGGATGGATGAACATGGCTTCTGGGTGGAATTTTCCCCATTCAATGATGATAGCTCTAAGCATTTTTCCGCCATCGCCAGAAATATCCAAACCAAAATCCCTTGGATGAACTCCGTACTCAACGCAATCTTTAACCAATTGGATTGCAATTGATTCTTCAAATACTTCTCCTACAGAACTGTTATATTCTCTTGTTCCGAGATAGAATCCTACCTTTCTTCCTGTATCATTTGATCCATATCTACAAAAAGTAGCCGCGCATCTATCTCCACCCGCAGTAAATGCAGGGTCAAATCCACAAACAACCTTTGTTCTATCGCTCCAAGTAGGCTCCCATGCTATATCGCATCCTTTTATAAACTGTTTTGAGAAGATTGTTAGTTCAACAGAACTATCAGGCCACCACCCATAGACGTTTCTCCAGTATTCTAAAGCATTTTTATTGCCATAGCATCGTTTTAGCGTGTTTGCCTCGCCTTGTACTGTCAAAAACCTATCAAATGGTGGTATTTCTGCATCTGGAACCTTGAAATTAGGGCTATCTTCACCAGAAAGATGCAATGCTACGCCTGTTCTAGTATTCCATTTGTGAGTATATCTATTAACAGCATCCCATTCCATTGGATCGTCTGGCTGACATAGCTCAGTATGTGGATTGTTGGCAGTATTTGATGGGTTTGCCATGCCTCCAAAGATAAAGTCTGGATTTGCGCCAAGGTTGACGCGAGTATCAAGCGCATAAAGATCCATTTCAGCCAACTCATCCAAGAATAGCCTCATTCTAGCGTTTTTTCGCCCTCTTGTATTCTCCACAGAACGCTTTCCCTCGCCTCCACGTGGGAATGCAAGTGCTTTAATGGCATTTGTGTAGTCTCGCTCTGTGTCTTTTGTGTCAATAGACTCAAAAACAATCATTCTTCGATACTCAACAAGGTTTCCAATGCTTGCATCTTTTCCATATGCGGCCTGTAAATTACGCATTGCAATTCGGTAAAGCGTACAAACTTTACCCCAAAGTCGGTCTTCTGAAGCGTCTAACGATGTACTTGCAACATAAGTTGATGTACAATCAGGAGCGCAAAGCCAATCAATTACTATGCAAGCCGCAACAGAGAAGGTTTTTCCGCTACTTGCACATCCTGCAATGCCCCAATCGTTGTCATTACAGAACAAATCAATGATGTCTAAAGCATAATTGTTTGGTATTCCTTGAGAATGCAACAGAACATCATTTCCATAAATCAATTGGAAGCAATTGACCATGTGCTGTGCTGGATTAAGCAAGCCGCATTCATCTAATTTGATTCCTTTTTTGATTCTTTCCCTTCTTCCAAACTCTCCGCGAGTAAGACGATAAGCGGTAAGCTCTCTAATAAACTGTGGAACATTTTCAAAGAAAGAAAGCCCATACGTTGTGTCTTTTGGTAGGTCTAGCGTTAATCCGTTATATTCCATAAACCTTTAGTGTTGACTTGTTCTTTAATAAAATACAAGTATTTGAATTACATGAAGCTCAAAAATCCTAATGACGCAATTCCTGGAGGTCTTTGGTATCAATACTCAGATGACAAGGGAAATAATTATCGTGTTAATGGAATGGATCTCACGTTTGGGAGGCAATTCATCCAAAAGATTAAGTCAGACATGACTAATAAGAATGTTGCCATACCAGAAAATTTAGATTATTTGGTAGAGCAACAAATTTGCCAACGCATTGCAGGGCAATATTGCTGGCAAGAAGCTGGCGATGCAGTTGCCAATGTAATTCACAAATTTGCACATCTTGGAGATAAGGTTGCTTCTACATTTGGCATCAATGCCCAATTAGAAACAAGGGCAAAGAATTGTCCTGCTTGTCAGAAAAGGCGTGAAGCTCTTAATAATATTAATCGGTAATGGCTAAAACAAAAAAGATCGTAAATCGTGAAGGTGTCTCCTCTTGGGGATTCAATACGATCAATTCAAATGGTGTAGCTCCAACAAGCCGAGTTCAAACGGCTAATGATGCTTTTACAATTTGTTGGAACCTTCGTCTTGATAATGCTGGACGTGAACGTAAGTGGGGTCGTATTTACAAATGCTATAAAGGATTTCCCCCTACTGATTATAGCCAAGTAGCTTCCCGTCAACTTTCTGGAATGAGCAATGTGCCATTCCGTCAGATGAAATTTATTGTTGATAATCAAAAGTCCAGTTTTGTGGACATGGTTATGGAGCGCAATACTGCCGCAACCATTACGACAAAACTTGGTAATCCTACTGAAAAGAAAGAATGGAGCGATCTTATTGGCGTAGGATTTGATAGGATGCTTCGTTCTTGGTCATCTTATAACTATAATGTTGAGTTGGATGTTGAAGAGATGACTCTTTACGGAAAGGGTTTTGAAATTGCAGAAGATAGAGACGGATGGCCCACCAAGAGCTTTCACAACTCTAATGTTCTAATTCCAGATAAAACATATGCCGATCTCACGAACTTGGGTGAGATGTGCATCAAACGTAGCTACACACCCCTTGAGTTCTGGCTCAAGATTACTGGCGGGGAGGAAGATCCAGTAAAAGCAGAGCAACACGCTACTGATATGGGGTGGAATTTTTGGGCTTGCGTAGATGCATTGCGAATGTTTACGACAAACTACCGCAATACTTACACCAATACTGAATGGTTGCGTGATGTTGCTTCTGGCAACATGAATCTTTCTCGCCTTTACACCCTAAGGATTGAGCTTTATGAGCTTTATATCATGGAGTTTAATGGAAGCATTTCCAAAATGCTCTTGCTCCAGAATTATGGAGGACTTGTTCTTGGCTACAAAGAAAATGGTCGTAAGGATCTTACTGAAGAGGAATACCGCGATCAAACTGGCTTTTTGTATTACAAAAAAGATTGGGTAGAAAAAGATGAAGATGGATGGGAGGATATTATTGCTCCTATGACTGATTCTACTGGATCTGGCATTTGGCATGAGATCCAAGGTCTAGCTGAAGCTGTTTTCATTCAATGCCGAGCATATGACATCCACATGAATCGTTTCATGGATGCCGTTGATTGGAATACTCGACTCATGTTTAAGGGAGGATCTGCTGAATCTACCAAGAAACTTAAACAAATGGAGTGGATGCCTTGGATGGTTTTGCCACAAGACGTTGAGCCGCATCAGGTTTCTGTAAATATACCCTTCCAAGAAGTTCTTTCTGGAATTCAGTTTTATCAAGCTGATTTGTATCGCGGAATTGGCGCATACAACATTGGAATGGCAAACAAAAGTGGCAAAGCTAGGACTAAAGGAGAAGCAGAGCTTGATGCCGCTGAATCCGCAAAGCTACAGGGAACTCAAATCCGTAGGTTTAATGACAATCAGACTCGTTGGCTAAAGATGCTATTCAAGCGCATGAGCCGAACCACAAAAGGTGGTTATGGTTATAAGTTAAAAGAAAAGTTTGTTGATTTCATGGAGGAAAATGGTGTTCCAAAAGAAGCATACAAATGGGAAAACATTGAGAATATTGAATCCAATATGCTTTCTGGATCTGGAAGCCCTAGCTATAAACTGATGGCGGCTCAACAGACTGTTTCTCTTACTGGCATGACTCCAATGAATGAAGGACAGGCAAATGCTATTGCTGATGCTATTGCCGCTCTTAATGGTCGTCAAAATGTCAATCGTTACGTTAAGCAAACCAAGATCAATATTCCAGATGATCAGGGAATTATCTCGATGGAAAACATTGGCATGACTGATCCAAAGGGAAATCCTGCAAACTTCCGAGTTTATCCTGATCAAAACCATATCGAACATTTTAATGGTCATATGCAGGATGCCGCCGCCTCCATGCAGGAGGCTCAACAGGCACTTCAATCTGCTGGGGTTAATCCTCAAGCACCTACTCGCGGACAAGAAGCTCAGGGGGCATCTGAGGAGGCTGTTGAGCTTATTAAAGACATCTATGCTTGTTTAATTCGCTTCAAAGGCCCACATCTTACTGCACATCTTCAGTTTATTCAGAAAGATCCTTCTAAGAAAGAACTTGCCAAGCAGTTTGGTCAACAAATGCAACAGCTCCAGCGTGGAACTGATGAGCTTGGTAGCCAGCTTGCACAACTTGAGAAGTCTAAACAACAACAGCAAGGCCAAGGACAAAACCAAAGTCCAGATGATATTAAGCTACAGGCTCTTGTTGCAAAACAAGCAATTGAAACTGATAGTCTTAAAAAGAAAGAAGACATTAAACTTGCGGCAATGGCGCAAAAAGCTCATCTTCATAATGCTAACGCAATGGAAAAAGTTGCAACTGATTTGGCTACAAAGAGAGCAAAAGCCGCTAATGAAATTCAGATTCATCGTGCAAAAGCCGCACATAATATGCAAGCATTGCAGGATCAACATGAACAAGAGCTTGATCAGCAACAGCAAATGAACGCTCAAGACATGATGGCGCAACAACAAGCCATTCAAGGTCAAGAAGAAGTAACTCAAAGCAACCCGCAAACAGGACAAGAGAATGGATAAAAACGTAGTAAATCTAGCCGCCGCAATTATCAATGATCGTCGCTATAGCGAACTTAAAAACGGATTATACGAGGAGTTGGTAAACAAAGACCACGCAACTGTGGTTGCAGTATTCCGAGCTTTACAAGAGTGGGCAACTGATGCAGAAGACAATACATTTTCTGCATCTGATAGACCAAAACTAACCACAGTAAAAGTAAGCGCACATGATTTGGATATAGATCCCGATCTTGATGACACATTATCTGAAGAAGAAATTAATTCTCGCAAGTAACCACAACAAACAAAAACAACCATGTCTGAAACCGCAATTGCAGAACCCGTAGCAAAACCAGCACCACAATTTGATGCCGCCGCTGATAAGGCCGCAAGAGATTCCGCTGTAAAACAGGCAGATACTTTCTTTAGGGAAAATATCAAAGATGCACCAAAGGGAAGTCCTTCGGATCTTTTCAAAAAGATGGCAGAAAAGCTAAATCAGGATACTGCTCAATTTCAAGATAAGATTGATTCAGAAAAAGATGCCGCAAATGCATCTGAAAACAATCGTCCTGATCCAGAAACAAAAGCATCTCTTGTTGATGATGAAAAGAAGCCTGGGTACATTAAAAGCCTAAAGCAAACCAATGAACAGCTTGCAAAAGAAGCTGCTGAACTAAAAGCAAAGGTTGCTGAATACGATAAAACCAAGCAAGAGATTGAAGAGCTTCGTTCTAAAATTGATGATAGCGAAAGCAAAAAGGAAGTAGAAAAGCTACGCAAAGAGCTTGAAAAGGCAGTAAAAGAACGCCAAGAGCGCGAAGAGGCATTGACATCTGACCTTGAAAACCTTCGCCAAGCAAATGCACTACTTAATCTTCCCGCTGACCCGAACTTTAAGCGTGATTATGATGCACCCATTGTCTCTGGATATAATCAAGTTAAAATGATTGTAGGTGGAGATCAGACTAGCCTTGCAGAGTTTTCAAAAGCTGTTTCTGCTTATGAGCAATCTCTTACTTTACAAGATCCTAATGAAAAGATGCGCCAAAGTGAGATTTCCAAACAGACTCTTAACGCCATCTACGAGAATCTTTCTCCTATGGAACAGGCTAAGTTTCAGAGTACAGCTTATGATGTTCTTGCTAAGATTGAAGCTAGGAATGAAGCATTAATGAATTGGCAAGTTACAAAAGCTCAGATTGAAGAAGAAAATAGTCGTCGAGCTTCAATGACTAAATCACAAGTTGGAAAGCGTTGGCAGGAAGCATTGGAACAGGCTAAACAGCAAGTTAATGTTTCTTATCCAGAAGAAATTGCCAAGATTCTTGCGTCACATCAGTATGATGATGATACAACTGAAGATGAGTTGATCGCTGAGGCCGCATTGCGAGAGAACAGCAACTACGCTCCAGAACAAATTACTCGCGTTCTTCAACAGGGAGCTAAATTTAAGAAAGCCAAAGCCTATAGTTTTGCTCTTGAAAGAGAGAATGCAGAACTTAAAGAAACCATCAAGAAAATGCGTGGTTCTTCTACTGGCGATGGAACAATTGGATCTTCTAGTGCTGGAAAGGCAAATGATATGGAGGAGAAAACTCCAGCCGCATTGTTTGCTAAATTCCGCAACAGATAACATTTATGTTGACGAACTATTCGGAAAACCCTAATAGTTCATCGACATTATAAAACTCTGGATTGGTTGGTTTGATTAGCCAACTGTTCTCGGTGGAAGCAACGTATCGGATAGCGACCGATGTAAAATAACAAGCAGGTTGCCAAACTGGAGAATAGTGGGGTGATCAAATAAACCCGCGATGGTTGCCAGATCGCAAACCTAAAACACAATAACTGTGTTCCAAGGGGAGTGATCCTTTTGGGATACTAAAACAAAACCCAAAACTTAAAATATTATGGCACAAAACGGAGTAACATTCTCTAGCTGTCAAGATGTGGACACCCTTTTTAGGGAAGCCCGCACTTATTATAACCCATTCTTCATCAAGAAGATGGCCATAAACAGTATCTATTATGGTCGTCTTGAGACTGAGACTTGGCCTCTCAATACCCTTCCGACCCAGAAAGCATTCCGCTTTGGTCGCGGATGGTACAACCCCGATCAGCCTTGGCAGGAAGTTCAGAGTGGACGTTGCATCCAGAATGCAGATGACGTTCAGTTTGAGTTTATTGCTCACCCTGGTACAGAATCATATAGCTTCAGCCTTTTCACCAAGGCAATGCGTACCGATTGGTATCAGCTTACTGATTTCATGTATCGCCTCTTCCCTCAAGAGGAGATGGATCACATCATGGCAACGAACGTCAACATCACGAAAAACGTGCATGAAGAGTTCGCTCGCTCTAACTGGATCGGTGGTGCTGGTCACAAGTGGGTTCCGATCAGCAATGGTCAGTCCCTTGTTTCTTGCGTTACTCCAGATGATCAGATGTTCATCGTTCAGCCTTTCGAGGGCACGAACGAAGGTTCCTTCAACATGGGCTATGTCTATGTGAAGCTCGCCGCTTCTCAGCTCAACAACATCGGGCTTCTTTCGCTTGATACGCTTGACGACATCCTCATCAACCTTCAGCGTGAAGATGACGCTTATCGTCTCGATGTGAGTGAGGCCGCTGGTCGTCCTCTCCTTGAGATCATCGTTCCCGATGCTCGCGTACTTCGCCAGCTTTGGCAGTATGCCAAGCAGTCTGGTGGATGGTGGGAGAGCGTTAGCGATTTCGATGACAAACAGCTTCAGTACTCTCTTGGTATTGATCGTGTTATCGGAAACTACGCCTTCTGCAACGACATCAACGGCGTTCGCTTGAATGTTGATTGGACGTACAATGCGTCTCTTCCAACTTTCAATGTCAATGATCCTACCACCTGGCCTCGTCTGGTGCGCGTTCTTCCTTATGTTCCTGTGACCACCGAGCTTGGTTGCAAGTACGTTCAGAACCCTGCATTCAACTACGCTGATTTCGGTATCACTAACCCATGGGTCAACAAGGCCATGATTAAGTGGATCAGCCCATCTCAGAGTGGAATTGGTGAAGCCCAAGGCATGACCCAGAACTACGCTGGTGATTGGGAGTGGAAGAATCCAGATTGGGAGTGCAACATCAAGCGTGATCAAGGTTTCTTCTGGAACCAGTTCCGCATGGGTATGCAGTTCCAAGATCCTACGCTTATGCATTCGATCCTTCACAGGTTGAACAATGCACAGCTTGTGATCCCTGCCGCTTGCACGCTTCAGCCTAACTACACCCCGCAATACACTCCCGACTGCTACGTTTGCTCGGATGTGATTACGGAGCCAATCTAAGCCTATTAAAGACAAAACAAATGTCCCTTAATAACGCAAATTACGGCCCGTCCAGCGTTCTTAATGCCCCTGCCCTGCTTTACGCAGGGTACGGGCAACCGCTGACTCCTTACTTTATTCAAGTAACGACTGGAACCAGTTACACTATCCCTGTAAGCGCACTAACTTGGTCGATTTCGACTACTGGTGGTGGGTCTGCTGTGGTTAATGGAACTACCATTTCTGGTGGTGTGAACCTTAATGGTTCTGGCCCTCTTCAGAGTGGAATTACAGTCGCCGCTACCTCGGAAACTGTGTATATCGCTTACACTTTGAATAATGTTATTTACAATACTCCTAGTTACTACTAAAACTTAAAACAAAATTATGTCTTCTACTACTACGCCTCCTGTCCCTAACAATCTTACTCAGGTTCGTTTTGGGCCTGTTGCAGTTGACTTTACTGTCGCTGGAACTACTACCATTGGTCAACTTGAATACGATGAGAACGTCTTTATTCCGACTTCCTCTTTCGTAGTTTACAAGAACGCCCTTGGAACTAATGGAACCGCCGCTGTTGTGGCGATTGATGATGGAACTACTGGTGAAAACATTTCTACTGCAACTCTTCCTGCTACTCCTGTGCAGACTATTGCCGCTGGAAATCTTTCCCAGACCATCTTTGCTCCAGCAACGAACGGATATGTCCTTGGTGGCATTCCTAAATCAACCGCAGTTCCTAGCAATGGAGCCGCCGCTACGCAAACGCTTCGCGTGAATGTGACGACTGCCGCCATTCCTTCGCTTGCTACCACTAATCGCTCGACCGCGAACAACATCAGTACCCTTACTGTTGCTAGTGTTCCTTCTTGGTTGGTTGCTGGTGCAAAGGTCAAGGTTCTTACTGTTGGTAATGCCGCATACAATGGCCTTGTTACTGTTCTATCTGCAACTAGCACGACATTCTCGTACTACAATCCATCGCTCACTACTGAGGCTTCTACGGCTGATACCGCTGGTCGCATTGGTGCGATTTATGGTGATGTGTACGTTGTTGGTCTTCTTCAGTAATTAAAAACTATGATGGGGTAGGGGTTTTATTCCCCTGCCCCATTTTTATTTACAATCCATGTCCATAGATACTCTTACATTTCAAGAATTTGTTGGAACAACAGCCGATGAACAAAGGTGGCAAATATGCAATTCGATTCTTGAAGTTGGATCTGGAGGAAATGTTGTAGATTCTGATGTAGCAGTTGCATCAGACGGCCTGACTCGTTCACCTTTGAACCTAGATTCAAAAGGTAGGCTAATTGTTGATATTGGATCAAGTATTCAACTAGACAGTATTACTGTTGATCTTGGGCAAGTAGAGTCATTGCAAGCAATTAGCAATGCATTATTGACTACAATTCAATCTGATTTAGCTGGAACACTTAATTCTTCAGTAACAAATTCAATATCCTTGGCTTCTGGCTCTTCTGTTTCACTTACTGGTGGAACAGTTAGTCTTGCAAGTGGTTCAACTCTTGCGTCTTCTGGAAATAGCACTATTTCTGGTGTTGGTGCTGGAGTAACGCTTCCAGTTTCTGGAACTTTTTATCAAGCTACACAACCTGTATCTGGAAATGTTTCTTTGACGGGAGGGAATGTTTCACTTACTGGTGGAACAGTTAGTCTTGCAAGTGGTTCAACTCTTGCATCTTCTGGAAATAGCACTATTTCTGGCGTTGGTGCTGGAGTAACGCTTCCAGTAAGCAATGGAAACTTAGATACATTATTGTCGTCAAGATTTTCTAAGACAGATACAATTTCTGGCGGATTAATAACTTTGAATGGTTCTAATGCTACGCTTCCAGTTTCTGGAACTTTTTATCAAGCTACACAACCTGTATCTGGAAATGTTTCTTTGACAGGAGGGAATGTTTCTCTAACTGGCGGATTAGTTTCATTAGGAGCAGGAGGAAGTAGCGGAACTCTTATTGCTGGTGCATTTAACAAAGCATCTGGATCAGGAACAATTAGTGGAGGAAGCGTAACTGCTGGATCTCCAGTTTCGTTGCCTTCAGCTACAAAAAACCTAACAATTTCAAATAATTCATCTTCAGCTCAACTTTATATTTCAACATCAACGCTACCATCTGCAACTAATGGTATAGCTTTATCTGCTGGAGTTGGGGTGGATCTTTCGTATATCATAAATTCTACCATTTATGTTAATTCGTCTTCTGGGACGGCAAACTATGGTGTAGCTTACGCTTAATTATGCCATTTTTCGGATCATCTGGAACGCAAACATATACTGCAAGCGTTCTTGTTGTTGGTGGAGGGGGAGGTAGCTCTGGAAATCAAACCACCACAGCAGGAATGTCAGGAGCGGGAGCTGGAGGATATGTTTATCAATCTACATATCCAATAGTGAAAGGAAAAGCATATGCATTAACTATTGGATCTGGCGGGACTGCTGGTTCTTCGGTGGCAAGTGGGCCTACACGTTTTGGAACAAGCGGAAATAATTCTTTATTTGATGTTTTAATAGCTCTCGGTGGAGGATATTCGCCAATTGTAAATTATGCAGGATCAAATGGTGGGTCTGGAGGTGGATCTGGGTCAAGTTCTGGAAATGCAAAAGCAAGCATTGCTATAATTTCGTCACAAGGAAACTCTGGAGGATTTCTTACTAGTATAGGATATGGTGGAGGAGGAGGGGGTGCTGGTGGAGCAGGAGTAACTGGAACGACATCTGTAATCGGATCTGGTGGAGTTGGGGTTATTAATCCCGTTACAGGATCAACTCTTGGGCAAAATGTTTCTGGCACTTTATACATTTGCGGAGGGGGAACTTCTGGATTCGGAACTTCTTCTGTTCCAACATCTTCTCCCGCTGGTGGGAATGGAGGAGGAGGGGCTGGAGCTTATGTTACAGGAGGAATTACTTATGTGTCTGCCGCTAACGGAACCGCCAACACAGGAGGGGGTGCAGGAGGGCAAGGCAACTCATCAAGTGCTGGAGCGCAAGCAGGGATGGCTGGAGGGTCTGGTTGTGTTTCTATCCGCATCCCAAGTTCACTAACAGCAACTTTTTCTGGTGGTGTAACTCAGACAAGCTCGACATCAGGAGGATTTACGACTTATGATATTACAGCTACCAGCACGACTTCTGAAACAGTAACTTTCTCTTGAGCATGGCACACTTTGCAAAATTGGATTTTAATAATGTTGTAATTTGCGTTGTTGTTGGACGCGATGAAGATAATGAAAATGATCTTTCTTCTCGCACAGGTGACGTTTACAAGCAAACTAGTTACAATACTAGAGATGGCATTCATTATGGTTTAGATGGATTGCCAGATGGAAAGCCTCCATTTAGAGGTCATTATGCTGGAGTTGGAATGATCTATGATCAATCAAAAGATATATTTACTTGGCAAGATGCATAAATTATTTACAGATATAAACATTTTCTTTAAGTGCTATCAACTCGCTAAAGAAAGCGTTATCTCTCAGCATGAAAGCAAATACATGGGTACTGTGCGTATGCAAATTTGCTATAATCTAGTAAGAAAAGATTTGTTAAAAATGGGTGTGATAGAAAAAAATATCACAGGAGCTATAGTTTACCTTGCAATATCTATTGCGTATCTGCTAAATGTAAAATCTAAAATATGAGTATTTACGACAACTCTACTTCTGGTCTAGGCGGATGGAACACTACAAATGAATCCGAGCAACTTTATAATATATGGAATGCTACTGCTGGATTCAATCTTCCTACTTATACGGAAGTCCAATTTTCTAACTATAATAGCGGCACTCCTGCACAGCCAGGTCTAATCACTTGCCTAAATCAAGGTGTTGTTGTGGCTACGATTGCTATCACGTTTGATGGTAGCAACAACATTACGGATATTCTTCGCACTAGCTAATCATGGCCTTAACAGACGGCATTTTAGCTTACTGGAATCTAAATAATAATGGTTCTGGAGGAGTAAATCTTAATGATTCTACTCCAAATGGAGTTTCTCTTACAGCTAATGGAGCCGTAACCCTTGGATCTGGTTTTCTTGGAAATGGATCTGCATCTTTTTCTGGAGACGGTTCTAGCTTAAAAACCAATTTATCACAATGGTCGTCGCTATCTACATTTTCAGTTTCTCTTTGGTTTAATCAAAGATCACAAATTTCTGCATATGATGGCCCGCTTTCTATTAATGGCCCATCTGCGGGTTTAGATACGATTATTTCCCCGCCAAATTTTCAGCTTTATAGCCAAAGTACTGGCACATTTATTAATGGAAGCTCATTTCCTGCTGTTGGATCGTGGAATTTCTTAACAATAACAAATGATGGTTCCACTATTAACTTTTATCTTAATGGAACAAATATTGGAAATTCTTCTAATAACTCCGATGTTCTTTCTGCAATACAACTTGGATTAGATGTAGCTGGTTCTGGATCTGGATATTTCAATGGATTGGTTGATGAAGTTGGAGTTTGGAATCGTGCATTATCTGTTAATGATGTAACATCTCTTTATAATAATGGAACTGGATTGCCGTACCCATTTTTAATACTTTACTACAATAATTCACAATCTGATGGAGATTGGGGAAATATTCTTAACTGGTGGCAAGATTCTGGATTTACTATACAAGCAACTTCACTTCCTGATTCTACAACTGTTGTAAATATTTATGGAGATGTTACTAAAAATACATCTGGAAATGGAACTTGTTATTGCTTAAATGCTACTATTTATAGTTCAAATTGGGGTGTATCTGTAACATTAAACGCAACAAATCTTGTTCAGCTATATGGTTCTTCCGTATTTAATGGAATTTGCGTTGGAAATGTAACTTCTGTACATGATTCTTCTTATATTTCATCTAGTGCTGTTTTGGAGGCAGATTTGACTTTACGCAATTACGCAACAAATTTAGGTCATGTTCTTGGAAATGCATATGTTTATTACGATGGAGGTGAAGGAACATACCCTATTGGCGGTATTGTAGATGGAACTGTTAGTTATATTGGATGGTCAGCTAAATCACCTCAATGGTTTAATGACCAAGCATCAGGTGGTGGAAATGATGGAGACTTTAATAATTTATTAAACTGGTGGTCAGATAATACTTATACAACTCGTCCAATAAATGCATCAGGCATTCAGCTTATTCCAGATGCATCTACAGATGTTTTTATTTCACCAATTTCAGCAATTACTCAAAACAGTGGAGCTTCAAATCCAATAATTAATTCTTTGACTACTGCAGGAGGTGAACTTTCTGGAATAACAATTACAATTTCCAATGGAGCAAACTTTTCCAATAATTCACAAGTTTACAATGCAACAATTTATGGAGATGTAACATTCCAAACGGGAGCATATAATAACCATAGTATAATAAATGGAATTGCAAATTATGAAAGCGCAACTTCTTTAGATAATTCATGGACTCATAATTCTCTTGGAAATTTGAATGCATCAGCCCCTTATGGATCTATATCATTTGGTGTAAATATTTCTGGAGGTGGTGGTGCAGCCGCATTAGGAACAAACTGGATTTCTAGGTTGCTTCATCTTCCTTGGTTTATTAATGTATAACTATGATTACTCTAACTTCTCCAATTACGATTTCTCCTTCTCCTGTTAATGGAAAGGCAATTGCTCCAACTACACTTACAAATATTGATTATAGCGTAAGTTATGACAATCAACAGCAACAGGCTATCGCTAGAATTAAAGGAGTTAATGTAAGTGTGATTCTTTGGAATCAGCACACTACGCCTCCGTATTCTTCTATTGGTCAATTTACTGATGCAGATACTGACGCAAGGCTTAGTGATCTTCTTAATGTAAAAGGTGGAAATATAGAAATTGAAAAAGCAATTCTCGCATTATTTCCTCAACCTCATAAAAAGAAATAATCATGGTTCATCACTTTGATACTGCCGCTACTGGAGCCATTGGGATGACTGCGCCTATTGCCGCCGCTGTTGTTAGTCTTGATCCTACTCTTGATCTTGAACTTCGTGTTGCGAGTATGGTGATTGGTATTCTTGTAGGCTTAGCTTCTTTTGCTAAACTTGTTTACGATCTATACGCAGATCACAAAAACAGGAACAAGTGAAAAACATTCTTATTGTATGTGCGTCTATAATTCTTATTGGATGTGCGTCCAATAAAGAAAAAGAAACCTATGCGGCTCCATCTGTTGTTGCGGTTCGCACTTCTGTTGAAAAGCTAAAGCCGTTGGTAAAACCAGAAGGTCAGAAGGCTATTAGCAACCTAGAATCTGCTATTACTTCTTACGAAGTACAAGTTGATAAGCAAGCAAAGGATCTAGCAAAGGCTCAAAATGATGTTGTGTATTGGCACGACAAGCAAGAGAAGGCATTAAAAGAACTATGGTTTTGGAGGGGTATTGCGATTGTTTCAATCCTATGCGTTATTGGATATATTGGAATTAAAACAGCATGGCGGTTTGCTCTGTGAAGCCCAAAAGAGCAGGCCGCATTGTACCTTGAAAAATGAAAAATAAGGATGTTATTCAGCAAAAGCTAACTCAGCGTCCAATGGAATCAAAGAAGTGTCTTTATGCGATTTTTGGATCGTTGTGTGTTCTTCTTGTTTTTACTGGATCTGCATTATTGATACTAACTCATGCGGAAGCGGCAAAAGAAATTGTTGAACTTGCAAATTTAGTAGTTATGTTTTTTGGTGCTGTTGTGACAACGCTGATTACAGGAACAGCAGTCATGGATTGGAAAGCCGTATCAGCTCTTCAGCACATGGATATTGATGAAAAGATCGACTCTAATGCTGAAGCTCCCGAAACGGAAGTAAATCAAAGGGTTTACAAGCCTCGTTATTTTGACAATGACCACTCGCTTTAGAGATAAGATTATCCCTTGGTTATTTGACCATGAGGGAAGGACATTTGAGAATGATCCAGATGATCCAGGAGGTTGCACAAAATTTGGAATTGATCAGCGCTCGCATCCTAATGTTGACATCAAAAATCTTACTTCAGAGCAAGCTACAGACATTTATTGGTCTGAATGGGTAAAAGATGGGTGTGAACATCTTAACTCCCCTTTGGATTGGTTATTTTTCGATGCCGCTGTAAATTGTGGAGTTGGTAGAGCGCAACAATTCCTTACTTCATCCGCAAGAGATCCAAAGAAATATCAGCAAGAAAGAATAGATTTCTATAATAGGTTAGCTGATCAAAAGCCAAAATTATCAAAATTCCGCAAAGGTTGGATTTCTAGGGTTATCGACTTGTCTAAAGTTGCTGGAGTTGTATAGTATCACGCCGATGCAATATCCACAAAATCAGACTTGTAATCCTTGGAATAGCCAAAGTGGATGCTATACAGGGTGTGGTCAGACTATGCCAATTGTTCCTGGATCTAATCCTGCGTTGCAAACTTGGAATGGTCAGAATTTTGTTGTGGCAGATGGGTCTAATACTAATCCAATTAAATTACCTTTCCTAAAAATAAACCAAGGAACAGCAAGTTATTTAATAGGATCTGATAATAATGGAGTTCTTTCGTATTATAACTCAACTCCATCGTTAGCTACAAATATTAATGGAGGATCTGCTGGTAATATTGTGTATCAATCTGGAGCAAGCACTACATCATTTGTTGCGTCTGGAACTTCTGGTCAAATATTACAAAGCAATGGTACAAGTTCTCCTAATTGGATAACTTCTGTTCCATTAGCTACTAATATTAATGGAGGTATAGCTGGAGAAATACCATATCAAACAGCAAGCGGAACAACTGCATTTACTTCTGTTGGAACAAGTGGTCAAGTCCTTACTTCAAGCGGAGGGGGAACCCCTGTTTGGGCAAGTGCTCCAGCCGCAACAACAGCTCAAGCAATTGCAAATGGATCAGCGGGTCAGATTGTTTATCAAACAGGATCTAGTGCAACTTCATTTGTTTCAACTGGAACGTCTGGTCAAGTTTTGGTTTCAAATGGAACATCTGCTCCATTTTGGTCAACGAATATCTCTGGAAATGCCGCTACTGCTTCAACTGCAACAATTGCAAATAGTGTTGCATCGGCTTCTGTAACATCTGCTGGCCTTGCTTCAGATGTTGGTGCAAATACATGGGTTGTTAAATCTTCTGCATATACCGCACAAGCTGGAGATAGAGTTGCAACTTCAACAACTGGAGGATCGTGGACTTTAACTTTGCCATTATCTCCTCCAACAAATACAATGGTAACTATTGCAGACAATGATCACTATTGGTCAACAAACAATCTTACTGTTGCTCCAAACGGCTCAAATACAATTGAAGGATCTGCTCAAAATCTTATTTGTAATGTAAGCGGATATAGTCTTTATGTTCTTTATAATGGAACAACATGGAGAATTTTAGTATAAAAAAATATGCCTTGCCCTCCTCAAGTTCCAATTAGTATTATTCCTCCTGTTTCTCAAGGAGTTGCACCTATTCTTTGGCAAAATGGAAACCAAGTAACTCGACTTAATATCCCATTAAATGCTTCTTGGCTTGTTTATGATGGAAGTGCAACTAGGTGGGGTGATGGATCTGCTTCTTATCCTGTTTATCTTCCAAATATTCAAGAATATACAAGTCTTCCTTATATTGTTGGAGTAACAAGTGATGGTCAAATCGCAAAAACCCAAATAGGATCAACTTCAGTAGCATCAAATGTTTCTGGCGGAACTACTGGAGCATTGCTTTATCAATCTGCGCCATCTGTTACAACCAATCTTCCAATTGGAACATCTGGTCAAGTTCTTGTAGTAAATGGTTCTTCTAATGCACCATCTTGGATAAATCAATCAACGCTTTCTGTTGGAAATGCAACAACCGCATCTTCAGTTCCATATTCGGGATTGACAGGAACAATTCCAATTTGGAATCAGAACACTACTGGCAATGCGGCTACTGCAACAACTGCAAGTTCTGCAACAACAGCTAATACAGCTACAACTTCAACAAATATTGCAGGGGGAAATACGGGTCAAATTGTTTACCAAAGTGGATCTTCTTCTACAACATTTCTTGCTCAAGGATCTGCTGGTCAAGTTCTTTCATGCAATGGATCTGGAGGATTAGGATGGATTACAAATTCCACCACATCATCTTCTACAAACAACATTAATGGAGGATCTGCTGGTGAGGTTGTTTATCAAACAGGTGTAAATACTACTGCATTTACTTCTGTTGGAACAGTTGGACAAGTTCTTGTATCTAACGGAACAAGCGCACCAACATGGTCAACAAATATTTCTGGAAATGCCGCTACTGCATCTTCAGTTCCATACTCTGGATTAACAGGAACAGTTCCTACATGGAATCAGAATACTACTGGCAATGCCGCTACTGCATCTAGTGTTCCGTATTCGGGGCTTACTGGAACAGTTCCTACATGGAATCAAAATACTACAGGAAATGCGGCTACAGCAACAGTAGCAACAACTGCAACAACTGCTACGACTGCCAATGGAGTTTCTGCTGGTGCTGTAACTCCTGCTGGATTATCTGCGTCTGTTGGTGCAAATGCATGGCTTTCTAAAACATCAGCATATACAGCATTGGCTGGAGATAGGATTGCAACAAATACAAATTCTGGAGCATGGACTCTTACTCTTCCAACATCTCCCGCAACAAACTCAATGGTAACTATTGCTGATGCTGGGAACTTTTGGGCAACAAATAATCTTACTGTTGCACCAGGTGGATCTAATACGATTCAAGGAGTTGCACAAAATCTGATATGCAATGTAAATAGCTACAGCATTTATCTTTTATACGATGGAACTACATGGCGTATTTTGGTATAATCTTGACTGATAAATAAAAACAATATACTTTTCACAAAATGTCATGCGGATGTAACAATAACGGTTGGGGAGGATGCGGATGCAATACTGTTCAGTATGCGCCTCCTGCTTGCAATCCCAATTTCCCTACTTATTGCCAAGCACTTGGATCTGGAACTATTCAGCGTGTAGTTGGAGAAGATTCTGCTTACTGCAAATATACTGTTCCTACACTTGCTTCTAATAGCATTCTTTTTTACAACGCATCGACTGCTATTTTGAGCTGGGCTGATGCTTCTGTCGCTAACCCCGTTTTTCTTGGTAGTGGATCTGGTCAAGCTACTGCTTCCTCTGGAAAACTCCAAGCTACTACTCCTACTGGACAACTTGTAGCATTTACTCCTTCATCATCTTCTGAAGCGCAATTCCCTGTTGTTGCTGTTGGTGGTTCTGTTACAAACTGGGGAACAATTGAAAGCATTATTCCCAATCAAGGAATTGTTTATAAAACTGGATCTGTTGTTGATGGATCTCTTGCCGCAAATACTGTATATCAACTTACTGGAGCATCTGGTCAATATGTGAGTTTTGATGCGCTTGGAAATCCAACTGCTGTTGCTCCTGTGCTTAATCAAAGCTATGTTGCAAAGTCTGGAAACTATCAATCAGTAGCAGGAGATCGAATTGCCGCTGATACTACTGGCGGATCATGGACATTGACGCTTCCTCCAGCTCCCGCAACTGGTACTGTTGTTACTGTTGCTGATGCAAATGCAACTTGGAAAACAAATAATCTTACTGTTTCTCCTTCTTCTGGAAGTACAATTGAAGGTTCTGTTCAAAACTTCATTGGAGATGTTTCTAACTGGCAAGTAACTTTCTACTTTACAGGTTCAACTTGGTCTATCATTATTACATAAATTATGAGTATTTCGCTTTCTAGCCTTGTAAGTTCATCTCAATTAACTCTTGGGACTGCTGTAAGTCTTTCTGGAACAGCCGTTGGATTTACTGGCATTCCCGCTGGAGTAAAAGAAATTCAGATGATACTTCAAGGTGCATCTGTAACTGGAACCGATGATCTTATTATACAGCTAGGATCTGGAAGTTATACAACTACTGGATATAATTCATATACTATTGCTCTTCAAAATACCTCACCAACAGTTTCTGGAGTAACTTCTACTACTGGATTTAATATTCCAAGTGGATCGGCTACTTCTTCAATATATGGTATTGCAAAATTTGTTAATATTACTGGCAATATTTGGGTTGGTTCTATAAGTGTTGGAGGAATATACACTACTCAATTTTCATTTCTCGTAAATGGATCTATTTCTCTTTCTGGTGTTTTAGATAGAATCAGGATTACTGTATCTGGATCAAATACATTTGACGCTGGAGCAGTAAACATTTCTTATCAATAAAATATGGCAACAATTACAGAGAAAAATATTACTACTGGCGAGCTTACAACTAGAGAGCTTACCCAACAGGAGTTGGATCAATATACTCCAACTACACAAGCTGATACGATTGAGATTATTTCACGCGAGATTTCAAGCATTCTTGATCAAGGAGCAAAAGCATGGGGATATGATTCTATTGTTTCTGCTACTTCGTATGCGTCTAGCGCAAACCTTCAGTATGCCGCTGATGCTAAAGCATTGAGTGATTGGCGTGATACTGTTTGGGCGTGGGCAATTCCTCTTTTTCCTAGCGTTGTTGCTGGTCAAGACCCTGCCGCTTTTCTGCAAAACATCCCAAAACAACCTACTCAACCAGTAGTAGGTTAATATCGCAATGGCTCAAGATGGGCGCATTTTTGATGGCTCAACGGATACTGTTGCAATGGATGCAGAAACGCATCCTAGTAACTTACCGCCATCTTATGTTTCAACTTGTGTAAATAGATCATTTAGACAAGGCGTAAATAGTACACGTCCTCCTTTTGCTGATCTACAGATTAATGTTGCGTATGGTTATCCAGCATCAACGCTAACGGACTTCCAAACAGGAAACTTTCAAGGAGCTTATCCTTATAGATCAATATCTACTGGATCTGTTGATGGAATAATCTGTTCTGTGGCTGGAACGATTTACTTTCTTTCCATAGTAAACAATGTTTGCACACTTTATCCTTTAATCTCTGGAAATGATCCTACGCTTATGCATACATGGTTTGTGCAAGCGGAGAATTGGGTCTATGTCCAAAATGGATACCAAGATCCAATTGCATGGAGTGGCAATATATCGGGTGCTCCAACAAATCTTCAAGCAGAAGGAAATGGAATAAGTGAAATAAATCTTACTTGGACTACTAATGCACCTGGAGCAACCTTTACAGAGCTTCAAGTTCAGCATGACAATAATGTTTTTGTTACATTTGCTTTAATTCCAGCACTTCAAACGTCACTTCAGTATCAAGTGGCATCAGAAACTACATCTTATTCATTCCAAGTACGATCTGTATATCCAGATGGATCGCAATCTCCTTGGTCAAACATTGCTACGACCAAAGCAATCAATCCGTCAACTACTCCAGCGCAACCTAATAATGTATTTAGGTTAAACCCTGCCGCACTTCAGATGCCTGTAGGAACAATCATGGCATATGCCTATGGTCGTGTAGCGGTTAGTGATGCCAATAACAATATTTACGTTTCCGATATTATTTATGGAAATGGATTTACTACTACATCAAACACTCAAAATTTTACTGAGCAAACTTATTGGGCTGAAGGTGGATCATTTACTCCTCCCGCTAATCTTGGATTGATTACAGGCATGAGGGTAATGCCTTCATTGAACATCAATGTGCGAGGACAGGGTGAGTTGGTGGTATTTTGTGAGAATGGTTCATTTACGCTAGATTTGTCTCAAGATAGAACTACTTGGCAAGCATCCAATATTCAGAAGGTTTCTTTGATTGGTCGAGGTTGCCGTTCACCTTGGAGTATTTGTGGAGTAAACAATGATGTTTATTTCAGGTCTGATGATGGATGGGCATTTTACAACAATGCTCAAGTAGATTTCTATGAGGCTTTGTCATTTAGAAAGATCAGTCGTGAAGTTCAACCTTGGGTAAATTATGATACTCCTTGGTTAAGGCAATTTGAGAGTTCGATGTTCTTTGATAATCGAATTATTGCAACTGTATCTCCATTTACAGTAGCAAATGTAAATCCTGCTTATGGTCTTCATCGTCCAAGCAGGGCAATGATTGTATTGGATGTTGAACAAGAAAGCAGAATAAGTCCTGATGCATCCATGCCTACACGCTGGAATGGTCTATGGGAAGGCCCGCAACCTACACAACTGTTGACTGCTCAAATAAATGGTGTTCAGCGTGGTTTTTGTTTCTCATTTGATGCAGATGGAGTAAATCGACTATATGAGCTTCAAAACAGTAGTGTTTTGGCAATAGGAATAGATGATTATTCTCAGGTATATGGAAGCGTGCCGATTAAGTCGTACTTTACTACCAAGAGATTTGATTTTGTTCCCAATCCTGGAGCTTCCAAGTTCGTAAGAAAGCAATTAGCTGGAGGTGAGTTGTGGGTATCTAATCTTAAAGAGAAGGTAACATTTGAAATGTCTTATGCTCCAGACTCGTATCCATGCTTCACGCAACTTGGAAATACTATTTCTATATCAGAGAATGGTTGTGTTCCTATACAGGCGAATTGTTCCCCTCAGATTTCTAGGCCAAAGTATTCTCAGGTTAAATTTCCTTCGCCAGATATTAATGATTGCCAATCTGCTAATCAAATCAACCTTCAAGAGGGTGCAGAGTTTCAAATTAAGGTAGAAATAACTGGATCTTGTACTGTTGATCGTTTGAGAATTGCGGCTCTTCTAAATGCTGGATTGGATCTTCCAGAAGGAGTTTGTGTTGGCGATGAGATTGATCCTATTGTTTGCTGTCCTCAAAATGATCTTGATTACTATCGTATAATTCCTTTACAAACATCTACCTCTTCTGTACAAGGATAAAAATATATGCAGAATCAGTCATCACCTGTTCAAATTTTAAGCCCAATTATTCCAAGTAGCTGGTGTCCCTCTGGTTCGTTTGCAGATATTTTTAATAGTTACAATCAGTTGTATCTCAACAATTCAACTATTAATATTCCATTTTTGAATGAGGTTACGCCTCAACAGATTACAGCAATTCAGCAAAGCATTTTAACTCTTCAGAATCAATTATCTGCTGTTAATTGGCAAAGCGGAAGCGTTACTGTGACTGCGGCAACCACATCGGGAACTCCAGTTACTACAACTGTTGCAATTACATTGCCAAAACCAATTAATAGCGCAAATTATAATATTAGTGGTTATTTCAATGCTCCTTCTTCATCATTTACTGATACTGGAGCCGCAACTTGGGGTGTTGTAAATGGAACACAAACTACTACTGGATTTAGCATTTGGGTATCTAATGCTAACAAACAAATTACATCTTTCACTTGGCAAGTAAGCAATTTGGGAGCATTATAAACCCGATAACAAAAACAACTAAACAATACTATGGCAAAAGACAGCAACAGGGCAACTGAGCCTAAACTTCAGAGCGAGGGATTTTCCACTCGCGGAACCATCAAGGAAGGAATGAGCAATCATCCTAAAGGAACTGAGTTCACGGGAATTTTCTATTCTGGTGCAAAACAGCCTGAGCCTTCTTCTCCTGGTCGCGGAAGCTCCAAGAAATAATATGGCATCTCACGGCGTACAATACACAGTCGACAAGACTGAGCGTGGTGTCGTTTCTGATTCTGTAGTTCCTCAACCTATGCAGAAGGTTCAGATTCGTAACGATATTGCCACCATTCGTGCGTATAAGGATGCTCGTACTTCCCGTATTAAAGCTATTGGCGAGGCAAATCAGAGAGTATTCTCTGTTGGTGGCCCTGCCAATGAAAGCGGAATGGGTAAAAACGCAAATCCTTTTAAGGCTGATTGGATCTAAAGTATGAAACTCCCAAAGCTCCAAAAACAAGGGGCTATGAGGAGCAAGATGCTTAGGGTAAAGTCTGCACCAAGCATCAAGTTATCTTCATTGCCGAGCGTTACAGGTCGAGAACGTCCTGTAACACGCTCCCTTGTAGGTAAGCCGCTTTCACATGGAGAAATGATTTAATATGGCATCTCAACTTTACGATGTGTCTTATATTACAGACGCTATCAAGCCTTATGCTGGAAATAGCGGAACTTGTAATCCTGCATTGTTGTTGAGTTACATGAATAAGGCTCGTCGCCTTTTGTGGAATAAGACTGATATTGAATCTACTTGTGAATATGTCTGTATTGCTTGCGTTGGCGGTATTCTTACCCTTCCTAGTCTTTACAAGCAAGTGCGTTTGGCTTGGATTGATGGAGTTCCTGTAAGCCTTGGTAATGAATGGTATCAGTCAATCCCTCAAGATTCTTGGGGTGATGCTTCTAATGGTGGATATGGAAACGGATGGGGACAAGGGTATGCATGGAATGGAGGAAATAAGAAATTTGTTGAGATTGGTGGTAAACATATTACCTACCAGAACTATGAATTTGCTCCTTATAGGCTTTGTGTAGAAAGTGAATCTCCATTAGATGCTGGAGAAGAGATTACTTTCTTTGGTGAAAATGCTTATGGAACGAGAATTAGTGAAACAATTACTCTTGGTGTTGCTCCTGCTTATTCTTATTCAGTTAATTTCTTCAAGACTGTTTTTCAAGTAACCAAGGGTCAAACCAAAGGGAGGGTTCGCTTGTATGCGTATGATCCAGATAACCAAGCACAAATGCTTTTGGCTATTTATCAACCTTACGACATCAATCCGAATTTCCGTAGATATGCTGTACAAGGTAAGGTAAAGGATTCTGTTATTCTTTATTGCAAGAAAAACTACCAAGATCTTTACAACCTTACTGATCAAGTAGAGTTCACACCAGAAGCAATGATTTCTGCTGTTATGGCAGTTGTCTATAGAGAGAACAAGGGAAGTGATGAGCTTTATAATGTATCTCTCCAGAATGCTATTTTTGAAGTCAATCGTGAGACTGCTGATCAAGAAGAGCCTACAGGTAGTGTGATTAGGCAATTCTCAAATAACATGATGCTAAATGCTCTTATTCCCACATACGCTTGGGATGATGGAGCCGCATGGCCTTATTGATATGGATGAAATTGTAGAAATATCTTCAATTGATAGGATAGAGGCTGAGTTAGCTAACATGCCTTCTGTTGAATTGCCATTGGAGCATTTCTTTCCTCCTGGAATGTATGTTCGCAAGATATTCATGCCCGCTGGATCTATTGTTGTTTCCATGAAACACAAAACAACGCATCCCTTTTTTATCCTTAAAGGAAAGGTTGCTGTTCTTAAAGAATCATCCAATGGTGGTTTTGAGCAAGAGGCTTTATATGAAGGTGGAGATATGGGAATTACTAAGCCAAACACAAAGCGTTTTCTTTGGAATGTTGAAGATACTACATGGGTAACTTGTCATGCTAATCCGAATGACATTGAAGATCCTGATGAAATAGTATTAAATATTGCCGAAAGAACAGATAACCCTTTGATTGATAGCAATTCTCCAAAATTTAACCAATGGAGAAAAGAAATCAGCCCTAGTTTGATCCATACAACTAAAGAACTTGAATTGTCATGCGTTTCCTAACACCTCCACAAACAATTGCTGAATATAGGCATCAAAAGATGCCCGTATATGAAACCATTGCCGCTGTTGGAGCAACTACTATTGTTGGATCGCTTACTGTTGGTGGTCTTGCTTCAGCCGCCGCAACAGCGGGTGCAGGGGCTTTAGCCGCATATGGAGTAAATAAAGCCTTGGGAAGCGGGTCTGGTGGAGGAGGAGCAGGAGGTGGTGGAATGCCTTCTTTTGATCCTATGCAATCATTGCAATTGCAAAAAAATCAATATGATCAAATGGCTCCACAGGCATTGCAATTTGGTAAAGACGCATATGCACAAGCGGCTCAACAGGGTATTGATTTTTCAAGACAAGGGACGAAGGCAAACATTGCCAATCAAGAACTTGTAACGCCTGGATCAGCCGCTCAAAGGCAACTAGCGCAAAACCAGATTAATTCTTACATCCAAGGGCAAATTCCACTTGATGTTCAGCAACAGATTAATCGACAAGTTGCTCAGAATCTTGGTGGAGGATTCAATCTATTTAGTGGAGGAGGTCAAGCCCCTCAGAACTTTGCTAGAAACATTGGTCAGACTAGCCTTGGGCTTTCTCAATACGGATTGAGTGCCGCTCCTACATGGCAACAATTGGCTAATCAAATGGTGGTTTCTCCTTCTGTTGGATTGTCTGCTGGACTGCAAGCTATTGGAACTGGATCACAAGTTGCCGCATCTGCCGCTGGTTTGGGAAATCAAGCGGCTGAAAATCAATATCAATCTGGATTTAACCAATACCAAGCTAATCAATTGCAGAATCAGCAACAGCAACAACTTGGATTGCAGTTAGGTCAAATGGGAGTGCAGGGAATTAACTCATTAGGAAAAGCCAATTATTACAATGGCCTTTCTCAAACTGCACAGGGCGCACAAAATACACTTGGTGGTATTCCTGCCTCTAAATTAGGAGATTATGGATTAAGTAGTTCTGATTTCACTTCTATTGGAAATTATCAACCGCAAATTTAATATGGCAATTGGATACGCAAATTTTGGAACAATTCAGCAAGGCAATCAGCAAGTTATCAACTCTATGGCTGGCCTTGGTCAGCAAATTGCTGGAGCTATTGAAACTCATGCCGCAACACAATCAGCGCAAGCAATGTTGCCTGTTATTCAAAGCCAGTATGCTCAAGGGATGCAAAAGATTTCTTCTGGTGACTCTAGTGGAATTGCCGATGTGACTCAGGCGGCTGGACTTGCTGGGCAAAATCCTTTGACTGCTCATTACTCCAATCAGATGATTTCTGGGGCTACGCAAGCAAATGAGAACTACCGCAATAAACTAATTACAGATACACGACTTCAGACTGCTGGCTTGGCATATGCTGGAAAGATGTCGGGAATTAATGCCGCGCATCCTGTTGATGCCCAAGGAAACCCTATTTCAAAGGCTCCTACACAATATCAGCAATCAGAGATGGATCTTAAAAGTGCTCAACTAAAAGCAAAACAAGTTGGGTTATATTCTAATCTTTGGAATGGTCAACCATCACAAGGCAACAATCCAGGTTCTGCTGGAGCTTCTGAAGCGTATGATAATATTACCAAAGCAATTAGTGATGGGGGATCTCCAACTAAGGAAGATATAAGAAAGTTTGGTTCTGCATATGCTCAATATAAGCAGACACAAAACGCTTTGGGAAATGCTGGCATTGAAGATCCAAACTTTGAAAATGCTTATAAGGAAATTCAAGGTCATTTGATGGATGCTCAAAAGACTGTTAATGATAAAATTAAAGAATTGCCAGCGGGTTCTGATCCTCAACACGCTGGAGGGCATAATCTTGGATTCTTAGGTATTTGGGGTGGAGAAAACTTAAAGCAACAACAAGATAACATTAACCAAGCCGTTCAGAATTTTTCTGCTTTGAAGGGAATTGGAAAACCACAAGCATCTGCTGGAGGTCTTCCTTCAGTAACAGGGAGCCAAGCGCAACAGGGTTCTGATATACAGAATGGAAACGCTACCTTTAATTCTCCTGATGATGTAAAATCAGCTTTCCAATCTGGTAAAATCAGTCAAGATCAAGCGGTTCAATTGCTACAAGCCTTTCCATCTAAATGAACCATGATGAAGCACTTGCTTTCTTAAATCCATCTCAAGCGAGCCAGTTGGGAACTTCATACCAACAAGAGTCGAGTTCGCCAGATGAAAAGGGAATACAATTAGCCCCTCAATCTCGTGCAACGGGGATGAGTCAAGAAGATGCCTTGGCATTTCTTGGTGTTAATCAGCAACAGAAATCTGCTACACCAGATTCAGCGTATTTGACCTCGCCTATTCCTGCGGCTCAATTGCCTCAGTCTGATCCAAACGATCTGACTTCTAATTATACGCAATCTGTTCCTCAAGCTACACCTCAAGCTACACCTCAAGCTACACCTCAAGCTACACCTCAAGCTCCTCAAGCATCACAAGGGATGAGTAAGGAAGATGCCTTAACGTTCTTGGGCGCATCTCAACCAGAGCAAACCGGAAAGACGATCAATATTCCTGCTACTCCACAACCTTCTGCTGAAGCTCCTTATGATTGGAAGGGAGCGGCTATTGCCGCTGGATCAACTGCTGTAGAGCAGGGTGCTGGATTGCTTGCTGGGCCTACTGTTGCAAAAGCAATAACAAGTGCTGTTCCAATACCAATAGTTGGCCCTGCTTTGGGTATGGCTGGCATGATAGGAGTTCAACAGGCAACTGAATATGGCGTTAAAAAGCTAGAGGAGCTTGCTGGATACAGGCAACAAATTGAGCAAGCGCAACAAGAGCACCCAACAGTATCAACTGTTACTGGATACGCAACAATGGCTCCTTTTGCCATTACATCGCTTAAAAATATTGGTGCTGATTTTGCAAAAACGCTTTCTACCAATGGAGCAACCGCCGCCGCAAAACAATTGGCAGGTAAGTTGGTAGGCGGAACAATTGGAGGATCATTGCTTGGGCCTATCAGATATGGTCTTGAGAATTTAGAATATGCAACTGGCATTAAAAAAGAGAAGCCAACTCCTATTACTGCAAGAGAGGAATTGGAAAATGGAATTATTGGATTGATTCTTTCTGGTCATGCCGAAGCAAAGAAAACAAATAAAGATTTAGGCGGCCCTGCTCCTAAAGTTTCCCCTTCTGCTAACCCTTCTGTAAACGAGAAGGAAGCCGCTATCAATGCCTCCGCTGATGCCCAGGCTCCTATTCCAGAAGCCCCAAAGAGATCGGA